TTTCCCTCTATGATTCTCGCATAGCTGATTACGCTTGCAATCAAGCCGCCACCACTGGATGAGGATGTCCCAACACCATAGGCAGAAACACCACCACTAGTATAGAGGTTTGCCACCTCGTTAGTCGTAGTGTTCGTAATCTTCAACGCCTTATTGGTTGCATCATACTCCATCTTTATGTTGCCGATGGAGATATACTTTCCGTCAGGCACGATGATACTTCCGTTAATATCGGCAGTACCGTTAAACGAGTTACCCCAAAGCTTGCGAGTATTCGTGAGCTGGAGAGCCTTTTTCGCTGAACCGCTTGTAAAGTAGCCCTGCAAGGTGGTGATACTCGTCTTGTTGGTGGATATGCCCGAAGCGTTCACCCCTTCTGCCTTTTTCGCTCTTGTTACCTCGTCAGATATAGACTTATTGATTCCATCAACGATACCACTTAAAGTGTCTGTCTGCGCAATATTGGCGAGGAAGCTCACCACCTCGTTCCACTTATTGATAACGCCGTCCGCAGTCTCCTCGTCAGTAGTTATAAGGGCGTACCAGTCATAGGCACTATCCCAACAAGTTACCTTCGTTGATGTAATGCCGTCCAGTACAGACTTATTGCTATGAGTATGCTTTGCCGATACCGCACCATCCCAAGCCGTCTGCTTTGCAGTAGTAGGAATAGAGTAACCCGAGGCAAGACTAATGGCAAACGTACCGCTTGTTGTGATAGTCTTAGTTGCGCACGTCAAACCAGTAGGAAGGGTAAGAGCTACAGATGTAACAGTACCCTTATTGGTAGTATAGCCCTTTGCATCAATCTCCGCTTTGGTATAATAGCTTGCGAGAGACTGATGAGCAGTCAGATACCCTTTATCATTGGTAAGCTGGCTTACCTTCGTGATGCGGTCAGTGATTTCTGTCCACTTATGGGTATGCGCACTAGGTGTGAATGTTGATGGCTTACCCGTGATGTTATTCCAAGAAAGGCTCAGACCGCCAAGCTCTGATGCTATATTGTCAATTCGGCTGCTGAGAGCCTTTATAGCATAGGCATTCGGAATGCTAGTCAAGTCCGCATCCGTATAGTTTCCCTCTATGATTCTCGCATAGCTGATTACGCTTGCAATCAAGCCGCCACCACCCGTGGTAGATGCTCCTGCTCCGTATGCCGTGATACCACCTGTGGTATAGAGATTACCATCAATTTTGATAGCCTTGTTTTTGGAATCATACGTGAGCTTAATGCCATGGAAGGAGATTGCGCCTTCGAATGTAGCATCGCCCGATACGCCAAGTTTGGAGAATGGAGCGTTTGGCTTCAAAGACACAAGGTCAGCAACGCTCGTTCCTGCACTTCCTTCCTTCCAAGTCGGCTCGAAGAAGGTGAGGTATGCGCCAAGATTCTTCTCACTGATGATAAACGATGTAGGGTCTGCGTGAACCTTTCCGCTCACATCCCACCAGATAGCACCATTGGCAAGATAACCCGAGCCATCGAAGCGGATGAGGGAGGTTGCAGGGGTAAGATTTCCGCTATTATAGTCCTTATCCACCATCTGACCGCCCCACCATGTTGCGATACTCTTCTTTCCTCTATTCGTGTCTATTGCTCCGTTGATACCGCTCTGAACGTTTCCGTCTCCGTCTCTCAGCGCAAGGAGCGTTGTCATTACAAGACCACCGTCAATATGTGTAGTCTGACCGAGCGCATCCTTGAGATACTTGTAACCTGCGAGGTCTGTGATATTCTGCTTCAAGTCACCATATATCTTGCTAGTGATATAGGCGTTTGCCAAGCCAAGTTTGTCATAGAATGCGCTGTATGCGGACTGGAAGTTGGTAAACTTCGTTCCCACGGCTGAGACGATAGCAGCCTTGCCGTTGGTATCAGCCTTATTGTAATTTGTAGATATATCTGAGAGATACGTAACGAGTTCCGTCTTAGCAGTAGAGAGAGTAGTGAAAGCAGTATTAAGGTCGGTGAGTTCTTTTGTACTCTTTAACACCTCTGCTCCCTTCACTTCATTGTACGACTTCTCGGCAGCTGCGAAAGCATCTTCAAGTCGCTTGGAATCCTGCGCCATAGCCGCAATCTCAGAAGGCTCTAGATAGCCATCTGTAACGTAGCTGTCGAAAGCCTTCTTGTTGGTGGTGACGGTAGTTCCTAATTTGCTGATGTCACCCTGCGCCTTTTCTGCCGCCTTCTGCGCTTTCTCCGCCGCTGCCTGGGCTGCGTTAGCAACGGTATCATCGGTGTATTTAGATGCTTTTATCCAATCACCGATTGCGAACTGAGAACCAGCACCCTTTGCAGTCTGGCAGCGCAATACCTCATTCTTATAGGTACTGCCGTCTGCTGGATAAGTCGCATTAACCCAAATGTCACCAACTTGGTATGGTGGGTTCGGCTGAGTGCTAAATACCTTCATTTTGCCATCTGCCGTTTTCTGTGCCTTGCTTGCATCTGAAAGGGCTTTAGCGATGTCGGTATCTGTAATGATAGTCCACTTATAGGTGTTGCCATCCTTGGCAAAGCGATATGCCTTGCCCGTCTTGTTGTCATAATAGAGGTCGCCCAAATGGGTATCTTTTTCCTTGTCTGTCGCCCAACTGCTGGCTGGAGCATTCTTCAAAGTAGGCACACCCTCATAGAACCACGTCTCGATAGCACCATCCACCTGATTCTGCAAGTCAGTAATAACCTGCGAGTTCTTGATGAGATTGTTCACCTGCTCCTCTGTCAAGCCCTTTGCTGAGTTCTCCTTGATGTACTGAGACAATTCCTTGCCATCTACTGTGGATTTGGCTGAGATTTTGCCTTTAACAGATACCTGCTTGGCTGCGCTGTCATACTTGATGTAGCTACTACCCTCATAGCCATTCTCCTTAGTAGGTCGGTCGCCTACATACATATCACCATAAACGTTAAAGAAAGCCTTGTTGGTCTGCTTATTCACGCCATATTCCACATACTCCTTGTTTGCAAAGGAATAGCTGTTGATGCCGTGATAGAGGCTAATGGATGGCGAATAGGTATCTACCGCCGAGAAGATAAGGCAGTTCTGACGTTCCACATCGGTTCTATTACCGCACTGGTTGAGCACATCACCTTTAGCAGGAACATCGCTTGCCGTAGCGCAATCGGTATCAGAGAGGTCGATATAATGATATTTCTTTCCTTCCAGCTCTACAGGGTCTTCATCACGACCGATTACCAATCGCCAATAGAAGTGATTGCCAGCCTTGTGATAAGTGCCCTTGCGAACATTGAATGATTCCGAGCGCACCTGGTCGCCAACAGCGAAATCATTATCTACCTCATCACCATCCTGCTCTGCTAAGAAATAGCAACGATAAGCCTTCTGTGACACATTATTATATGTCCCAGTAACCTCTTCTACCTTATGAGCCACCACACCGCCAGCAGGAGAGATTATCTCCTTACCGCCAATGGTGGATGTTTTATTGATGACCAGCTCCTCGAAGATAGCCTTCATTCTTACCTCCAAGTAATCTGTGATAAGGTGCGAACGACCTTCTGCATCTGGAGTCCACGAGCCTCCACCGACAAGCAATCCCTGCAAGAACTTCTGCACCTTTTCCCAAGTGATAGTTCCTTTTGCGGTGTCATCGTTTATCTTTGAGATGAAGTGCTTACTTCCCTCTGTCGCAACCTGACTCTTGACCTGGGTAGTTGTCAAGCCTGCACCTGTTCCGCCATTTCCACTTTGGAGCGACGATATCTGTTGCTGAATTTTCTGTATAGTTCCAACCTCCTTATCCTCGCGAAGAGTTATATCGTAGGTAGGAATCTTACCATCTTCTTCCTTGATTGTGAGCTGATCTATGGATATTACACCGCCAATTCTGAGGTCAGTATCTTCAAACTCCATCAAGTCTCCGGCTTTGAGCGTATCATGAAGACTCTTGATAACTCCTGTAGTATCCTTTTCAGCAAGATCATGCTGTCTTGCCATGAAAATCTCATCAACCTTAGGCTGATAGACGTACCTTGTATAGTCGTTCTTGTCAATGAATGCTATGGCGTATTTGAGAAGCTTCAGTGATGCAGCATTGACATACGAATCAGGAAGGGTGATGCCGGTAAGAACGAAATGGTCGCCTTTCTTGATAGGGTAGTCCTTGTATGGAAACCACAGCTCAAGAGCGTCGTCCTTTACTCTTTCAATAGTAAGCCTCCATCTTCCATCAATCTTGGTTGAGGATGCTACCTTGAATGTTCGTCCGCCACACATACCATCCTTCATCGAGATGGAGAAGTCGTCATCCTTTAAGTCGTTGATATCAAAGTCGATAGCCTTTTTAAGATAGATATCAACATTCTTTACGGTTTCATTATCGCCAAATCTTCCGTCATCATCAGGAGCCACACCCTTATCAATCTCATCAACACGTACGCCACCGATTTCCATCTCCTCGATAGTAGGGTAGATTTCAATAACTCCATTCGTCTTATCATCGGTATCGAAGAACTGCGATGCAGAACGAAGACCAATCTGCTCGATGTTGATAGAATCGATGTATGGCCTGTGTGGATCTGTGGAGAATCTGTGTTGTCTTCCGGTAGGATTCACGTACCTCTTCTCTTCATTCGTGAGTGAGTTATAGAAATCACTCAGCGATACATGAGGGAATCCAGGCAACATAAGTCTATTGATGGACATGTTGTTCGGAAGATTCTTTGCATACTCCTTCATAGATGAAGGAACAGCCTTCTTGTTGAGACCGGACGTGATATACATCTTTGTATTTCCGGCCTTGACCTGCGCAATAAACGCATCAAGCTTCTCCTTTGATTCCTCATCTCCGGTGTCAGTCTGTGTTCCCTTCAGCTCAGAATAGAATCTACATTTTTTAGAGTCGTATGTCTGTGTTACATAACCGGTAATCTCAGTCTTGAAATCAAATGTAACCTTAAGTACCCAACCGAAAGACTGTTCGCCAGTTTCTCCAGAAACAATATACTTTCTCGGATTCTTGAAATATGTCTCTATATAATCGAGGTCCAGTTCAAGTGTAACATTCGTGCTGGCCCCGACGACTTTCGTGATGTTCGCTACGTACTTGACACCTAGGTCCGCATAGTAGTGAGAAGGAAGATTCTTCTCGGAACCATAAGCTCTCAATCTCGTAACGACACTCTGGTCGGAATCAGCGTTCTGAACAATCTCATATAATCCATTACCGAGGCCATACTTGAAGATATGGTTTGCCTGTATTCCGGTAGTACCGACATATATGTTTCTTCCTCTGACGATGAAGTTTATGTCCCACTTCTCGTTCACAAGCGCAAGGGCCTGCCAACAGGTCTGCGAATCCACTGTAATGGACATCGATTCGATGACGTTATCGTCGGTTTTCTCACCATAAACCGACAACCACTCACTTTCGAGGGCTCCACGCTGCACGGAACGCTCCTTGTTTCGGGAGTAAATCTTCCAAAGACCTGCACCAATCTGCTCGTTTAAGCATGCCTGGATTCTGTCGAGCAAATCATCCAAAGTCTGTACATAGAATGGAAATTTCGGTAGGGCAGTGTAGTGAAGCTCGTTATCGTTCAATACCACATCGAGGAACTCTGCCCTGGCAAGCTCATCCTGCAATGCATTGAACTTTACGCTGTCATATACGAAGCCCTCTCCATATGTGTCGGGTCTGGCCTGCTTATCCTTGCCCGGCTCGTAGTTGAGCTCAAACCGCTCGCCACGATAGACAATATAGTCGCCTATCTGAAAGTTGATAGGCACTTCATGCTTGAAATTGATAGTCACGAAGCACTCACCCATCCAAGAATCGGAGTATTCCAATCCATGAACGGTTATCTGCTCTCCGTTAACGTCTGTCAGCTTTGAGCCATCCTTATGATAAATATTCCAAGTACTCATGTGTCTTTATCCTAAATTTGAAATACTGCCCTGTGCGTCCATGATTGGCTTTATGTCAGTAACAGGGTCGTTAAACTTGAAAGTGATAGAGAGAACTAGCAAGTCCTCGTTATCCGGATCTCTATATAGGTTTGGATCAATATCCTTAAGTCTTACATGCTGTCTTCCGATTCTATTGAAGCCGCAATACATCTTCATCATGCCTGACTTGCGGATGTAATCAATAAAAGCCTTACATTTCTCGTTAGCGCCGAAAGCCTCGCCGTAGAACATAAACTTAACCTTATTCTCGTAGGCCGCCATATAGAGACCATCCTTTCCGATATACTCGTCGTCACCATGCTCGTCGTGCCACTCCCTTTTTGCAGGTTCCTTGACAGAATCGCATGGCTTGAACGGATTCTCGCTAACATACATACCGAAGTCGGCGATGGAGTCCTTCACCTCGTTCCCATCGCCTTCCTTCTGCATGTATATCCTGAAATAATCTTTCATACCTAAATCAACTATTTATAAATGCAAATATACAAAATATTGCATAAATATGCAAGTAATACACGTATAAATATGCGTTAATTGAACTTAAAATCGTGTCTATCCCTGATATTGACTGGTCCGGTAGCTTTCACGACTGTTCCTCCGTATTGGTAGACGAAGCACTTTGCGGTATCTTCGCATTCAACATGAAGCTCTGCACCATCTAACAGATTGACAAACACCCTGGAGAATCCCTTAACCTTCAGGTAAAGTGAAGAGTTGTGCCTTACGTATATCTCTCCACTGTCCATCCAGTCATAGTTGATATTTGCTACACACTCTCCATTGAGGATGACAACCTTCGGATTTTGCAGGTCAACGTTCTCGTCAACATAAACACCATGATCGTGAATGACATCACCAAAGTACTTCTTCATATCTTTGGTCGAAGGCCAGTTCTTCCCGATACAGAAGTCGATACCCTTAACAAACTTCTCGACCATCTCATGCTTGGATGAGTTGTCGTGCCACTCGGCGGTCCACTGAGCGCAAAGACCCAGTGAAACTGCCTCGTTTTTCATTCTGTCTGATAAATTTCTTTTTTCAAACATAATTATTTCATTTTTAAAGATTTCGTACCATTGATAACTCTGTTGAAGTTATCGTTATACTCAATGAAAATTTTCTCGATTCTCTCTGCTGCATCTGCATTGCGCAAGGTATTCCGAGCAATAAGGTTGAGCTGCGTGAGCTGAGATTTTGAAATCTCGCTCATCTCAGGAAGGAACTTGCCCTGCATTTCCCTAATTACAGAGACATCAAGTCTAATCGCGTTAAGATAGGATGCAAAAAGATCACCTGTCTCCTCGGTAATGCCTTTTATCGAGTTGGTCAAAGAGGAACTTCCGTTTTCTCTCAAATCAAGTCCCTTTTCCTTTAGAGCATCGAAGATACCGGTTAACTGAGGAACTACATTTTCGCCAACTTGGTAGAGCTTGTCCGCAAAATCGTCCATGTCCGTTTCGTCGAGTTGCCCCTTTTTGTCAAGAACTGACGTAAGCCATTCCAGAGGTTTCTTAAGTGCCTTCTCCATGATTTTCTGAGATACAATATTCTTCGTAACTTCGCGAACCATGTCTTTGACTTTCTTCTTGTAAGCATCAACGGCATCCTCACCTTTAGCCCATGCACTCACAATGGTGTCAGTAAGTGTGCTTGCCCAGCTCTTCATATCGATAGAATAAACGTCTTTGAGGAAGTCCTGTGCGAACGTCTTGATCTGTAGCTCCATCTCCTTGATTTGCTGGTCGTAGTCAGCAATCTTATCCTTGTCCGTCTTTTTCTTATCCTCCTCAGCTTGTCTCTGCTTTCTCAACTCGTCTTCCTGAGCGTGGAGTAGGGCGAGCTGATCTGCGTATGCGGAAGGATTCGTCTCTGTCTTCATTACAGCGTCATAAGTCTCCTTGCTGTAGTGACTGAAGTTGTGACCTCCAAAGAAATTCTTTCCAATATCGGTCTTAGAGAAAGCATCCAAAGCCTTATAGTCATTCTTGACATCTTTAAGCTTATTTGCTGTATCAGAAGACCTTTCATAAGAATAGATTCCACCGAGCGTCTTTTCGATGACAGAACTGATATTGCTAGATAGGTTCTTCAATTCATTCAGCTGTCTCTCTGCAAGCTTTATCTGCCTGTCGAGCTTGGCATCATGAGCCTTAGCAAAGGCTTTGATAGGAGAGGTAAATATGCCCGTGACACCTGCAAGGATTCCACCAACGTTGCCGGACTCTGCGCTTGTTACCACCTTTGACAGCGAACTTGACATGCCGGAGAATGTCTCGAAGAACGCAGAAGCGTCCTGCCATCCATCAGACTCAGTGTCAGCTCCGAGAAGGGAAGCAGTCTCTTTGATGTCATTGAATGCTTCACTCATTCCCTGGACATTCTGGTCGATAATACTTACTACGTTAGCAAACTTATCAAGAGACTCCTTTGCTTTTGTTCCATCCTTAAACAGAATCTCAGCAGCATTCATCATAGCCTTCCCACTGGCAATCATACTATCACCGCGCTTGACGAAGTTTTCGTCTCCCATTTTGAGACCAAGTTCACGAACCTTCTTGCCTTCAGCAATTTTACTTGCTGCGATTGTCATCTGCTCGCTGGCATCAGAAATCTTCTGTTCAGCCATTCCCTTTAGACCTCCATTGAGGAAAGTCTTCTTTGGACTCGTCAGCTTCGATAACTGCTCATCAAGCTGCTTGATTTCCTTGGCGTACTCTCTCGCATCGATGGCTCCGTTTTGCAGAGCCTCGTTTATATTCTGCCTTATTCTTGCTCCGATAGCCTGAGCCTTATCCATACCGAGAGATACGATGGCTCCGTAGAAGTTGAGATAATCAGAAGAGTTCTTGAACTTGTCAAGTTTAACCTGACCAATCTCCTTGTCTCTCTGAATCTCATATCTCGCCTTGATACCAGGATCATTCGTCTTGCTGCTAAGTTCGTTGTATCTCTCCCTTATCTTTAAGATTTTATCCTCATAATCTTCCGTCTTCTCGATGATGTCGGCAGCATCCTGCAAAGACTTAACGTAATTACCACGGAGTAGTTCTGTAATCTTCTTCCACTCTTCGTACTGATTTGGCAGCTTAAGCTTTTCCTTAGCTTCTCCGTCAGTCATGCTGAGAGAATCCTGAAGATTGAATATCTCATGGTAGTGAGCGTAATACTCGTCCATAAGAGATTGAGTCTTGTCATCCATCTGGAAAGCGTCAATCCATGCGGACTCAGCAAAGAACTTGCTGCCTGTCTTTTCGAGAAGGCTCTTGTACAAATCCCAACGTTCTGACAGCTTGTTCATGGACTCATTGAAGTCAGCTGCCTTTCTCTCGTACTCCTTCTTGTCTTTCTCATCGAAGAGCCACTCTGCAACCTCGCGATAGATAGAAGTCTGGAACTTCTTTCTCTCGGTGGTGTTTATACTGAATCCTTCAAGGAGAGAATGGACAGCCTTCTGATAGTCGTCAAGATTAAGACCGGTAACCTCTGGGAAGAGATTGTAAGTCTTCTTCTTTGCCTCTTCATCAGACATTATGCTCTTGTACTTCTGATACATCTGCCTTGCAGACTTAAGACTGCTTAGACGCTCCTGTAAACGCTTGAGCTCTATATCTTCTTTGCGACCTGAATTCCCGTTTCTTCCTTTCGGAACCTTATTGGACTTTTTGTCTTGCGGATAGAATTTATAGCCGAGACCTTCCCATGCCGCCTGATTCAAGCTATTGTAGCTTTCCCAAGCCTCATCTCGAAGTGCCTTAGATATCTTACCGCGTTTGAACTTGTTCTCGCGGTTCTTATACTCGTTGTACCTGTTCTGCAACTCTGTTTGCAGGTTATTATCCGTATTGTAGTCGGAAGTTTCGTCAAGATAAGAATCGAGCATAGTCGCCTGTGCTTCTACCCTCGCTTTACTCTTTCCTGTCTTTGATAAATTTCTGCGGACTCTTTGCTGCATAGGCGTCTTTGGTTTCTCGACCTTGCCGCCACCTGCTTTCTTTGGCTGTTTTGCACCAGCCTCCTGATAGAAGATAGACTTCAAGTACTCACGAATCTGAGGAACATTCACTTTGCACGCATCGAGCATTCTTTCTATCATGCTCGCAAAACGTGAAGAGTTCTTATTGCACCACTTAGAGAAATCTACGCCGAACAGGTTGAATGACTTCTTAAGGAAGTTAATGATTCTAGGAATATTCTTCTTAGCGATATCATTTAGCTGATCACTAACCTTGTTTGCCCTTATTCCTATTTTGTAAATGCTATTTGCAATATCATTGCTTCCGTTACTTGACTTCAAAACGAAAGAATCCCAGTTTGCACCTCCTCTTTCGGCAAGAATACGAATCTTCTCGTCGAGAGACATGGCTCTTTCCTCTGGCTTCAGGAACTGATTAGCAACGCTATCCATTCTCGACTTTGTATCTTCGTCAAGTCCAGATAAAAGCGTCTGGTACTTGATAACCGCCTCGTTGAGGTCTTCGACAGCATCCTCCATCGTGTCTGCAAAAGGATTACCTGAACCCCAACCGCCTGAAGCTCCAAGTGCTCCAGCAACCACATCCGAGTCATTTGCTTCCTGCTGTGAGTTATCGCGAGCGGCAACTATTCCCTTATTGAGAATATCATACTGCTCGTTAAGATTCTTCGCCCTTGCAATTTGATCTTCTATAGTTTGGGTATAATCTCCGCTATTTTGAAGGAGTTCCTTCATCGAGTTTACACGCTGCTGCAAGTCAGCACTGTTTGTAGGCTTCTCGTTCGCGAGTTCATCTTCGTAACCCTTCTTCTTGTTATATGCCGAATCCCTGAATCCCTTCGCATTCTCGGAAATTCTATCCATATCACTGCTATAGCTGGAGAATATCTGAACAGCTGCCCCGATAGCAAGTCCCCACCATCCGCCAAGCATAGTAAAGAGAGACTTAATTCCTCCACCTATCTTAGAGATACCCATATTCATTACGGCGGCAAATCGTGTTCCTCCGAGTATAATCTGCTCCTGTCTTGCTGTAATCTGTCCCATCACAGCAAGCTGCCTGATAAGTTCTTTTGTAACAAGGCCTTCCTTGACAGCTTTCTGCATCTGAAGTACAGACATCTTGCCTTCAAGCGCAAGACGAGACATAGCATTCGCCCTTGAAGCGGTATCAGACAGCAAGTATGCCCTTGCCTGTACATTCTGCAACGCCTTCTGTTGAGTAATCTTACCTTCTGTGACAAGTTGCTGTTGTTCGATAGCGTAAGTCCTCAGCTGAGCGTTCATCTGCTGAGTGTAGTTCTTGTTTATTGAGCCTAACCCGAGCTTACCGGAAGCCGTCAGTCCGAGTTTCCTTGCAGCAAATATAGCTCCGAAAGATAACATTGCAGGTGATAGCTTATCCAATGCCAAAACCAAGTCTGTTACTCGGTTGATAATGAACGAGAACGTACTGCCTATGACATTCTTTCCTTCTGCAAATTTACCGAGCATAATATCCCACGCGTCGATAAGCTTATTCCAGCGACCAAGCAGTGTTTCGGACAACACGAGCTGCATATTGTAGAACTGGCCACCCTCGTCTGTCATCTTCCACAGTACCTTCTGAACATCCTCGAAGCTTACCTGTCTTCCGGAAATCATCTTCTTGACATCTGCCTGGGTATAATTCTTGCGCCCGTTCTTTCCTTCAGAATTATATAATTCCGTTATCTTCTGCAAGAGTGGGAGTCCTGCGTAAGCAAACTGGCGTAACTCCTTACCATCGAGCCAAGAGCGAGCCTTAACCTGACCGAACGCAAGACCCAATCGGCCGAAGTCCACGCCAAGACCAGATGCTATATCCGCAAGTCGCTTAGTTGTATCGTACAAGTCGTTTGCCTCTACTCCGAATGCAGCCAACTGCTTGACATCTCTGTTCAGTTCTCCAAACTTGAATGGAGACTGCAACGCAAGCTGCTGTGTCTGAGCGAACAGCTCGTCAGCCTTCTGTACATCACCAAGGATGGAGCGTAACGCAACATGCTGCTGAACAATCTCGCCACCTGTCTGTACGATTGAATTAAAGAATTGCTGTGCGCCAAAGACAATACCTCCCTGTAAGAAGAGAGACTTGATATCTCCGACTATGGATTGCATCTTCTTCGCTTCAGCGTTTGCTCCGGCGAATGCTGCTGCGAGATCGTTTCGTGCCTTTGCGGCAGACTGAGCAATCTCCTGCTGACGTTTCTGTTCTAGTTCAATACCGCGCTGCGCCTCTCGATTAGCTTCTCTTTGAGCATCAGCAACTCTATTTGCAAGCTGAACCTCCCGTTGTTCGCCAACGTTTGTAATTAATCCAAGTGCCGTAGAATCTCTGCTTCCAAGCCTTTGCAATATTGACTTTAGATAATTGAATTGATTTTCAATATCTTTTATTTTAGTCTCAATCTGAGTTGTATCTACCTGTAGCTTAACGGAATTTCCATACTCCTTGCGAAGCCTTACCAACACGTCATCGAGTCTTTCCATTCTTCGAGTAGAAATTTCTATCTCTCTTTGGCGTTGTCTTTCTGCCGCAGCGTCGTCACGCTTTGCTTTGGCGGCATCTCTTGTAGCCTGAGCTTCTGCTTTCCTGTTAGCTTTATCTTGTGCAGAGTTTAAATCCCTTTGTGCCTGGGTAGCATTTGCAAGGCTTGATGAAAGTCTGTTCACTTCCTCCGCATACGACGAATAGGAAGGCCTACCGCCCTTGCCCATAAGGGCAATATTGGCATCCTCTATTCTTCTTTTTAGCTCGGTTGCTTCCGAAAGAGCCTTTTCTAAAGCACTTGTATTTACTCCAAGCTCTAGGCCTCTCATGCCGGCGCGTTCGCCTCTACCGATTACAAGCGACATCTTAGCATAGAGCCTAGACATTCTTTCAGTATCGGCTTCTATGCGTCTGGCTTCGGCGGCAGATTGTCTCTTCCTTTCATCAGAGGCTTGCTTTTCTGCCTTTCTCTTGGCCTCCTGCAATGCCATGTAGCGCTTTGCATAATCAGACAAAGCTTTAAGTTCCGCATCATTATCCTTGGCGCTCAACTTTGAAGCTGCCGCAAACTCTCTCTCCTGTGCAATGACTTTTCCCTTCTCTCGTCCGTATGCCTGTGTTGCGGCGGCGGCTTTCGTCATTTCTACAGCAACATCGGAAAGAAGGTTCTTCATCTGCGCAGCATCGGTGAGGATTGATTTGTTTCCAGATGTCGCCTGTAATCTGGCAAGTATCTTGTCAAGCTCGGTAATACTTCCACCAAGCATGTTAGTATTGTAACCCTTCAAGGATCCCTCTGCCATAAGGTCTCGCATCCTAGCGAGCTTTTCAGTTACTCTAGCTATGTCAGCTTCAACCTTTGCTGCTCCACCGGAAAAGGCAGAAAGAGGGTTCTCCTTTTTGAACTGATCAGTAATCTGCTTTACATCACGGAATGTCATTTGGAGAACCTTGGCGTAATCCTGCAAAACCTTTGCGCTATCTACGCCGCCACCTCCGCCGCCTTGTGCTTTATTCTGCAATCTGAAAAGCTGATTATTGATATTCTCAAGCATCAGCTCGGCTTCCCTAAGTTTCGAGGTATCAACATTAGGATTCAGTGAGCGCAGCTCTGAAATCTTACTGCGCTCTATATTTATTCTTTGAAGCATATCGAGATAGGAGAGAGCGTTTTTTACCGCTAACTGCAAATCTTTGGCCTCATCGCTTTTATCGTTTTTCTTGAGTTTGGAAATCCTTCTGTTTATCTCATTGAGAACATCTGCAAACTCTTTGGCTTTTTCTGCTTGCTCCTTAAATCCAGATTTTTTTGTTCCGAATCCCTGGAGGGCACGAAGAAGCGCGTTCGCAGCATCATCCCCGGTCTTAAGCTTGTCAATGATTTTCTGCAACTCCTTGGAGGTATTATCCTTGACGCCAAGTTGGAACCACAAGTCACCTAAATTTCCACCTGCCATATCCTGAATATTTTTAAATTAGAGTTTATTGTTTAAGTAATCAGCAAGACTTATCTTCTTGCCAACGAGGCTTCCCTCATTCTTCTTTTTCTCCATCCACCTGTCGTAGAGGTCATCCATCTCCTTCTTTGTGTGCTTCTTCGGACCACCTTCCTTCTTGGTCTTTGGATAGACGACAAGAGGCTGGTCTGCAACCATTAGGTCAATCTGTGCCGATGAATAGCCCCACCAGTAGTCGTAGGCTGCGATGAAGTACTTGCGCTGAAAGAGGAAGCCGAACTTCTCCGCTAGCGAGAAGGCTGCTCCCCAGCTTGTTCTGCTTGGATAGCTTTTGCTTCGCTCCTCGTCATCGTCATCATCACGTCCGTCATCCCGGTCGCTAATATGGTAGCCAGTGAGAATGCGTTCGATGGAATTTTTTTTTTAGAAACATCGAGGACTCTCAGCACCTCGGCCACGTTCACATCCTTGATGTAGTAGAGCCAGCGCCAGTAGATCCAATACAGGAATCGAATCTTCCAGATGTTGTTGAGAAGGATGCAGACGCAAATCTTGACGTTGCGCTTCCATTCGTTCTTCTCCTTTGCCCTGATATGGGAACACCTGCTCATGGTTCCCTTGCGAAGCCAACCGAGCTTGTGCTTCTTGCCACGGAACACGAACTCGGTAGGCTCGTCGTGCAGCACGCTGTCAAGCAACTCCTGCAAGTCCACTGAAGGCTGCTCTATTTTCTTTTCTTCTGCCATGATTGTATGCTATTAAATGAAGGAGGGCGGCACGGCTGTTGATTAGCCTGCCGCCCTACGGTTTGTTATCCTGAATATAATTACCTAAAGAAGCTTTTTTTCTCTTGATTAAGCGCCAACGCCTGATACCCCACCAGCTGGAGCCTTAGTAAGCCAAGCGATGCTACGCTTACCTGCACCCTCGATAGAACCTGAGAACTTAAACGCAACAGGCTCAGTACCAGAGTTATCCCACTGCAAGGTAGCGTAGAGAGCGATATTGGTGATAACCATGAGGTTTTCCTTCTCGTCGTCAACGATAACGATAGTACCCTTTATCTTGAACTTCTTAGGCTCAACAGCGATACCTGTAAATCCGGTAGAAGCGTCGAGAGTAGAATCACCTGTACCCTTCAGTGTAACCTTGGTTAGCTCTGTGATTGCATCCTCGCCGAACATAATTTTCAGCAGGTCCTTTGCCTTTGAAGGAACAACGAACTCTACATTGAAGTCGCCGAGCTCCGCTGTAGTTGCCCAGTCGCCTGCAAGACCGATAACCTTGTAGTGGTTGATGGTTGGGTCATCCATAGTCGCCTTCAGCGAGTCAACGGTAACCGGAAGCTCAGCATCTGGGGTGATGTCAACTGTAGCATTGTTCAAATCGGTAATAGCCTTTGAGTAGAGCAGAGTTTTAGGACCATTGAAAATGTCCTTCATCTTGTCAATAGTTGTCATAGCCATAATCTAAAATATTTTAAATTGTTATACTTGAATTCCTGAATACTTATTTCGTACGTAACCTTCCTTGTATGATCGTCACGGAAAAACCGGCGCCATCGTCTGTCTGTAGCGTTATACGAGGATTGGAAACAATGAGATTTTTTGTGGAGATTGGAAATCTGTCCATAATCTCCTGGACTTTCTCGTCAACGCTAGATACATCAAGTGTGTGTGGGTTGCTTGCCGAATTCTTATCGCGCACATACAATTCGATTTGAGCTATAGTGGTGAAATCATTGTAAACTCCACTTGAGTTCATCTCGTTATTGTAGATACTAGATGGAAAGTATACTACGATGTAGCTGTTGATTTTCGTATCAACTGCTTTTGGTCGGCTCCGGGAGTAGAGCTTGTCACAAATTCCCTTCATTGCATTGCCGACATCGAAATATAGAGTCTTAATACTAACCATATCTTACATCGTTCTAAAGTATCTAACCAAATATTCTCTAAGAGAGGTAATCACGTCGTGACCTCTCTTAACCTCGACAAACTTAGCGTAATCCACACCGGCAACAAGGAGCATCTGCCATGTAGCATCGTACTTTCCTTTGTTGTGCTCCCTTGAAACAAGTTCATCCCACGCCGCGTTTGGACCATATTCGCCACCTTCTCCGTATTCACCCTTGTAAGGTCTCCGTCCGCTGTCCTTGAAGGAGAACGAGCTGCGATAATACTTATCGAGGTTGTATCTCTCTCCAGCAGCAAGGGTTACTCGGGTTGGCTCTGGGCCAGGAGCATAATGAATCGACTGCAATGAGCCGTTGTAATATGTACCGATGGCTGTTGACTTGTACAAGTTACCGGTTACGTCATCATAGTTTCGAGACTTGTCAGCAGCCTTCATTGTCATTTCAGCCGCATGATCCATCTTCTGCTGCATCTTTGCTACAGCCATCTGACGGATTTTCTTCTCGACCTGTAAAAACTGACCTGATAAACTTTTCATAATCTAAACCCTTGTCAAATTCCAATACACAACAGTCCGGTTATTATCCGGTTCGCAGTCCTTAACCATACCTACTTCAGTGTTGTTTCCGACAGTAGAGTAGATGGTGTCGCCGTCAAGAGGACATCTTTCAGCATCCCATTCGTCATATCTGACCGGAATCGATGCCTTCCTCTTGTTCTGGTCGACATTTTTGTCTCCCTCTGTTGTGGTATCGGTGTAGCTGCGGCCTTCGCCATAGTAGAGAATGATTTCCTTGTCCTCACCAACTGGAGCATCATCATCGGCAAACGGGTCATCAGGGTCGGCTTTTCCGACGACCTTCCTCACGATCTTGATGATGTGAGGGTATCTTGGGTTTCTGATGTTTTCCTTTTCCATACGCCTTATTTGATGATGTGAGGGAGAGGTTCTCCCCAAGGAGAATAATTCGCCCTCTTTACTCCGTGGGAGGTCAACCGGAAGGTGGACTTCTTCTTAAGCATCGAATCAGGCTCCAGCTCTGCATAGATAGCGTTAGCCTCTGCCTTCATCTCGCTCCTGTCGTTGTCCGACATATCGTAGCCACCTCCCGAATGAGTCCATCCGTTATCGGAATCGGAGGTGTTGTTCACCTTGCTCGGACCAAGAACAAACCATTTCAGCATGTCGGCATAGGCAAGTCTCACCTTGTCCTTGTCGCAGGCTTCTAGGTCGATGCCATTTTCAAGCTCCCTGTCGTGCATGATGCCCAGCAGTGCCTTCATCGGCATCTCGAACTTCACCTTATTAATAAGGTAGTCGTTCACAGTGTAAATGTTCATCTCCGAATCCATAGTCATACAATCTAGTTACGTTAAAGAACTAACCCTTCTTGTTAATGTTGATAATCCAACGGTAAGGAGCATCGAGCATAGCAGGGACAGAAGCGAGGAACAAGTCTGTCTTGAACTCCTGGAACATACCGTTTGCGGTAACCATGTTACGGAGCAGACCGAGACCGTTGTTTGTCTGTGCCCAAGCTACATCCACTAGCTTATTGCCGAGAGTATCGAAGATTCGCTTGTCGAGAATCTCCTTACGCATGAAACGCAATGGCTTACCAGCAGGGCGAAGAACGACTGTTCCGTCTGCCCAACCACGAATCTCGGTAACTGTTCCGTCGAAGCGCTTGTTGTGCTCAACCTCATCGACAATCTCGATAGGAGAAAGACCATTGAGGTCAACAACAGACTTCAGGAACATTGCGTTGTTCGGACCGTAGTTCTGCAATACTGCCACAAAGTTAGCGTTCGCCCAGCTCTTGTATAGCTCGGCAATCTGCTTGTTCTTCAAGAAGACGTTGTTGTAGTCGTTCTTGGTCATCTGCCATACGAGAGGTACACTGCGGTACTCAATATGACTGTTGCGCCAATCCTCCTCAAACTTACGCATCTGTTCGAGCAAGTCGCAGCTCTCGTCGTTCCAAGCAAGCTTACCTGCCTTCTTGAAGTTCTCGGCTGGAACCTTTGCGTCATACAGAGGCTCCTGGATACCGCGACCGATCTTGTCGTAGTCGATGACACCCTTAGAACTCAACTGTGCTGACATGTAGGTCATAGTCATGTCAAGAGAGTCATACAATACCTGAACCTTGTCGAGATAAGCATCAACCAGGTCTGCATCGTTGCCGAACTCATCCTGGAGAAGCTTCATCTTGTGGTAACGCTCTGTCGCAGTCTCACGGAAGCCGTCAGCAGCGAAGTCTGGGATTGAAGCGGTATACCACTCAATACCCTCGTGGTCGTTCTGATAGCCCTCGCCGAGAGGGGCACGGAGGTTCATCAAGGTTGCAGGGTTCAAAGTGCGAAGACGAACCTTGAAGGTTGCGTCGCCATTATTAGATGTAGGGGTGAGGTTTGGATCAATGTCACCCTGTGTCAGATACCAGCCGTTGTTACAGCGCAATACGCCGTCACGATTGACGAACTTCTGAAGGTAAGTATTGTTACCCTTACCAGTGAAGAACTTCGCAAGCTGCTCGACACCAATATCAATTTTTGCCATAATCCTGAATCAATCTTTTTACGTTAGACAATAGGTTAAATGTGCCAGAACTCTGGGTAGAGTGACTTGTTCATCGCCTTAACGGCAGGAGGAACAGGACCCATGCGGTCAAGCCACATAACGCAGTCTGGATTCAACATACAGAAGTTGTTGTTGTTGCGAGGCTGATGATACTTGTCTCCACCGGCATTGAAATAAGGAAAATCGTTGTCGCTCGGAGCGAAGCAGTTAGGGTTAGTCACCATCGGCAATACAGAAGTACCTGCGCTAGCAGCCTCAACCAATACGTCACCGACCTTCAATGCGCCGAGAGCAGCAGAGAGAGTAAGCTTCCAAACATCACCTGCGGCGTCGTCGGTAGTAGCCTCAACAGCAGAAACAGTCACACCCGTTGCCTTAGTCTTGAAGTCCTTCTGGCCGATCATGATGTTGTCGCCTGGGAATGGAATGTGAACGAATCCGTTGCGAACGATGTAGATTTCTGTATCGGCATCAGAGGTTGTAGCCTTTGCTACACCGTAAGCCTTCAGAATCTTGAATGTTGCGCCAGGGCCGTCGTTGCCAGCTGTAAAACCAAGGTCGTGCTCAATCAAGTCACCGGCATAAATCTTAGCCTGACCCTTGAACGGATTGACGAGCTTACCACCAATAGGTGGGTGAACGAAGGCATTCTTAATGAGCGCCTCAAGACCAGCAAACACATATCGGGTTCCGCCGACCTTACCTTCTGTCTGAATGATGGTCGCACCGTGGTTCAGCATACCACGAGTACCCATCTGTTCCATGTAGGAAATAGAAGTGTTGTCCATAATCTTTTTACCTTTTTAAAATTGTTATCCTGAAATTACTTCTTGTCTTCACCGCCGCCGTATCTCTTCTTGCGACGCTCGGCAATCTCATCCATGAACTTGTCGTCGTCAGTAGAGCTTCCGCCACCTGATGGTCGCTGTCCCTTTGCCGGGATACCGTTTTCACCAGTAGCTTCCTTGTACTCTGTGGTGTAGATCTTCTCAGCCTTAGAAACCAGGTCGTCGATGTCGGCATCTTCGTCCGGAATCTCCAGCTTTGCGATTGCAGCATTGAGGAAGTAGTTCTTCATTTCAAGGTTTGCCTTGTCGAACTTATCCTTCAAACCTGCCTTTACAGACTCGATGGTTGCCTTCCTTGCAGCCTTCTTGTCTCTTTCTGCGTTAGCCTTTTCGAGAGCTTCGAGTTTCTCAAGCAGCTTGGAGTATTTGTCGTCAGGATCGTCACCCTTTTTAGCCTCCTTGCGCTTACGCTCCTCTTCCTCTTCCTTCTTCTTGCGTTCAGCTTCCTCCTTGCTCTTCTTTACCTCGTCAGAGATATTCTTGTGCAAGTTGCCGTTGATACGCTTCAGACGGTTTGCTAACTTGGTAACCAACTTGGAATTTGCTTCCTCGTCATCACCGAAATCTTCCAAAACATCATCAAGTTCCTCATCGATGGTCTTTTGGCTAAGTTCTTTGAACTTGGTGGTATCAACCTCCTTGTTCACTAATGCTAAGAGTTCCTCTCTTGTCATGTTGTTTTTTTGATTAAAATGTTATCCCGAAAGTGGTCCCTCCACCTCGAAAACGTATAAATATACCTTTTATTTTGCAAATATATGAATAAATATGCAATTATCCAAGAAAAATTGTATATTTTTGCAGTATTAAATGTATGTTTATGCAAAAGGAAGTATTTTCAGGATTAAAATTGGATAACGGAGAGCCTATTTATACTCAAGAGTATATCCAATCATTAAGAGACGCCGATAAGAAGCATCCCGACAAGCTGAAGATTATAGCTCAGCGTGGCGGTCAGGAACGCATGCTGTCTATAGACGCTGATATTAAGATAGTTGGCGGTTCGCGAGGCGGCTCAAAATCGTTCTCTTCCCTAATGGAAGTTCTGAAGGATATTAAAAATCCAGATTTTCATGCAACAATTCTTCGTAACGAAAAAGACGACTTACAGTCCTTAGTGACAGACTCTTATAAATTGTTCTCCCAATTTGGAACTTACAATAAGTCACAAAATGATATGACCTGGAACTTCGATAACGGAGGATGGCTCAAATTCTCGTACTATGCTGGAGCCTACCAGGACTTCAAGACACGATTTCAGGGTCGCCAGTATGCCTATGTTTGCATCGATGAGGGTACTCAGTGTCCATACAAGAAGTTCAAGTACCTCTTGACCAACAACCGAAATGCAGCGCATATCCGTAACCGCTTCTGGATTACCTGTAACCCCGACCCGGAATCTTGGGTGAGAAAGTTCATCGACTGGTGGGTTGACGAGAACGGCTATATCATACCGGAACGGGACGGAGTTATACGATACTGTTTCATGGACGGCGATACGCCTGACTCAATCTACTGGGGTAACACAAGAGAAGAGGTGTACGAGCAGTGCAAGGGCATTATCGATAGCCTTTGGAAGGATAGCTATGAGGAACTTGGTTATACAAAGCTCGAAATGTTCATCAAGTCGGCAACATTCGTTCGTGCCGACGTGTCAGAGAACATCAAGCTTATCTCTACCGATGCGTCATATCTCGCAAACCTCGCCCAACAGGACGAGGAACAGCGCATGCGAGACCTGGAAGCTAACTGGAACTGGAAAGCTGCCGGTGATGACATGATCAAGATGGAAGACCTTGATGAAATCTACGACAATGCAGAACAGATAGGAGATGGAAAACGCAGAGCTTCTGCCGATATCGCATTCACCGGAGGCGATAACTTCGTGATGTGGCTTTGGGAAGGATGGCACTGCAAAGACTTGGTTGTTCTGAGGCTGGACCCTAAGACGCTCGTTTCTGTAGTTGAGGCTAAGCTGAGAGAGTGGGGCGTTGAGGAATGCAACTTCACTTACGATATGCAGGGTATCGGTCAGTACTTTAAGGGATTCTTCAAGGATGCCGTTCCTTTCAACAACCAGGCTGCACCTATCGCTAGGAATCATCAGGAAGAAGAAGGAATCAAATACCTCTATAAGGATTTGAAGTCTCAGTGCGCATGGTTATTCTATAAGATGATAAAAGAGAAGCAGATTTCCATCGACTCGGCCCTGCTTGAAAGAAAGTATTCAGGAAACGGATTTGACAAGGTTCCTCTCAGACAGATTCTTCAGAAGGAGCGTAAGATGCTCAGACGTGACGAGAATAGCGATGATAGGGGATTCAAGCTATTACCTAAGAAGATTGCCAAGAAATATGTCGGGCACTCGCCTGACTTCTTTGAATCTTGGTTCTATGTAATGATATTCAGTTTAACAAAAAAGAAAAATAAAAAGGTAAAAGGATTATGGATGCTATCAAGGTAACAAATTTCAGAAAGATTCTCGTAAAGAAGCCTTTCTTTGAACTCACGCCAAAGGGGTACATGACCCACGATGGCTATTGCAGGAACGAGGTGTCCGATAATGAAGACCCTCAGATGCCGCAAGATACATTATACAGAGTGGTTAAGACTCAGAAGGACTTCCTTCGTGAGTTCTATCCTACGTCACACAAAATCTTCGACAAGGATCTCTACCCTGACATCTGGAGAAAGAACCCGGAAGACGGGAAATGGTATGTCCAGGAGATTCAAAGAACGGCATTTGCTTTCCAGCAAGTTATTCATACGAAGCATGTTCTCCACATGACAGGTAACGATATTCAGTTTGAGCTTGCCGGTGATCCTGAGATGAAGAAACAGGAAGAGTATATTAATCTTCTTGCCAAGTTCAAGAAGGGATGGTATATGCACGATATGGAGATTCGCCACTATGAGGCTGTAAGTTCGTACATGAAGGTTGCTGAGGCTGCTGTAGTCGGATTCTTCGATAAAAACAAGAAATTCGGTACTCGCACATTGGCTTTCGATAGAGGAGACACATTGTATCCTCAGTTCGACCCTCTTACTGGTGAACTCGTTGTGTTTGCTCGCAAGTATTACGACTTCGATGAGGAAGGCAATGAAAAGATTGAATGGGTAGAGGTGTGGGATGACAAGACATTCTACCGCTTCAAGAAGCAAGTTAACGAAGGCAAGGTCAAGGAGACTATCAAGAGAATAGCCAAGATATTCGGAATCGACGACTACACTTGCGTTGAAGAGAAAGCTCACGGCTTCCCATTTATCCCTGTTGCATACGTAAGAAACGATGACGGCCCATGCTGGTCTGTTGTGCAGAAGAACATCGAGGACTACGAGGAAGCTTTCTCTTATCTCTGCGAGAACAACAAGGCTTACGCCTTCCCTATAATGAAACTGAAGGGCGATGGTGACGACATTACCGTTGTTGGAGATACAGACGGATCGGCTAAGATGATTCAGATTACCGATACGAATGGTGATGCTGACTTCATTAACGGAACAGACGCTTCCGATGCATTTGCGACACAGCTCAACAAGTCGTATGACCTCATCTATGAGCTTTCGTTCACAGTAAAGCCACCGGAGCTGAAGTCGGGTGACCTTCCGGGCGTTGCCATCAAGCTGCTCTATTCTCCTGCTATCGAGGTTGCTGAGAACGATGCTAAGAAGATGCATCCGTTCCTGGATCAACTTGTTCGTATCTCAAAGTATGGTATCGGAGTTGAAGAAAACTGCATGGCCACTATGACCGGTCTTCCTATTCACGCTTGGGTGGAAATCTATGTGCATCAGAATAAATCTGAAATAATAACAAACTTAGCGACAGCTGTTCAGAACAACTTCCTCTCAAAGCAGACTGCATCTGAGCGTTGCCCAGACTTCCCAGTTAACGATGAATACGACCGCATTATGCGAGAGAAGAAGGAGGAAGACCAGCAGGACCTCCTCATGGATATTCAGCGTGCGGACAACGAGACAGAGAACGCCATCGAGCAGGAAAAAGCTACAGCTCAGATTAACGGATACTCAGCCTCAGTCAATACCGGTAACGGAAGGAAGCGTGGGCGCCCTAATAAATTTAACACTGATTCAAACGGAAACAGGTTAGGGGAGTCGCATTGGAACGAATTCAACAAGAAGAATTAATAGCCTATGGATGAATTAAAACGTTCTGTCGATTACAGCAGGAAGCGCTTGCAGGCAATCCGAAACTGCGAGGACCATGTTGCTGATATCCTCTGGAAATCGACACAGAAAATAATTGCCGCAAGCAAGCGATACAGAGGTGCGGGCAGGCTCACAAACGAGTCAGCCTTGCTCTCTTACGCCAAGAATATTACTGCTGAGGCCGAGGAGAGTATCAACAGCTACATCTCTGCCTACTCCAAGGCTTCATGCAAGATTCTCGGGATTGACAGCGAGAACATAGAATCGTTTCTCGTCAGCGACATCTACGGAAAGACGACATCCGAAAGAAACGCCGTCTATCTCGGAAACTTTGCTGAAGATATTGTAAGGATGATCAAGGCAGGAACCTTGATGGGATATTCAGACCAGCAGCTCCTGTCTTCCATCCGAACCGGCTACAAGGACCCATACCACACATCAGTCATCACCAAGGCGAAGAGAAAGGATATCAACATCGATGTTCCTTCTTACGGAAAGGGTTACTACAAGAACGCCTATCAGAACATCGTAAGAAACGCTTCTCAGGTGATTGCTTTAGCGTGGGGGCAGGCAGAGCAGGAGTATGGCCAGGAGAACAAGGCTATCGGCTACTTTGTTCACAGAGGCAGTAGCTACAACTGCCCGGTGTGTGATGGCCTATGTGGGTATATGCATCCATTAGATACGATGGTAATTCCCGCACATCCCAACTGCGCTTGCCGTGTTGAGCTAGTTTTTCGGAGAAAATAATAAAAATGCTGTATAAATATGCAGTATTTTTCGTATATTTGCATTGGGATAGGTTGGAGTAGCTACCAACTGATAAGGCTAACTCAGTGGGCCTTCCCTTTCTTTTAATCACTGAGGTAACTTTTAAATTCACTGAGGATGGATAACAGTATTGAAATTTGGAAAGACATTGAAGGATACGAAGGTATGTATCAGGTTAGCAACATGGGAAGAGTTCGCTCTTTAGACAGAGTGAAGCCGAACTCTGGAGGGCAAATCGCAAAAGGACACATTCTGCCACATAGCGACAATGGGCATGGTTACCGATTCGTTTCACTTTGGAAATTCAATAAAGGAAGACGTTTTTATGTCCATCGACTTGTTGCATCTGCATTTATCCCAAATCCAAACAACTTTCCGATTATAAATCACAAGGATGAAGATAAGTCAAACAATAGGCACGATAACTTAGAGTGGTGTACACAGAAGTATAATATAAATTATGGTAATCACATGAAGCGTCTAAAAGAGTCATATATTGCAAATGGTAACAATAGACCTATTGACGTTTATGATATGAAAGGTACTTTCCTAAAGACTTTCGATTGTAGCAACGAGGTCTGTAAAGAACTAGGAGTTCAGCGTAGAGGATTGTATCTTGCATGTCAGGGTGTGACAAAAAGCTACAAAGGCTATCGTTTTGCTTTCCATGGAGAGCCATTAAAGAAATATGAGCCTGGTAGAGGCTTTTCGAAAGTGATACATGTGTTCAAATATGACTCTGAAGGGTACTTGGTTTCTTGGTATGATTCTATGAGGAATGCAGAGCGAGACAACGGAATGGGCCGCGGCTACTTGAGAACACACAATATAAAGCATAATGGAAATATTGTCAAGGACGGTTTCCGATTTGTATTAGCAATCCAATAATAGTTTGCTACTGCTACACAGTATTTGCATTCAAGGATAATAAAAAGAAATAAGATTATGATTGAAGAAACAAAAGGATACACGTTATCCGTCGATACATACAAGAAGGCGAAGGCTCTTAAGATGAAAGATCCTCGCTATTACATCTATGCCAGCCTCCGTGGCTCAGGTATGTCTGTTCGTGACAGCTGGGCCATCGCATTCCAAGGAGAAGGAATAGGTGTGTGGGAGAAATCATTCCTCGAAAATGAGATGAACTTGCTTGAAGCCCAAGAGTCCGTTCAGAAGAGAATCGCAGAGGTGCAGGGTAAGAAAGCGAAGAACGAGAACGCCGATGAGCTCACCCAGGAGGAACTTATTAAGGCTACCTCAAAGGAAGAGATTCTGAGAAACCTCGTTATCGCTCAGCGCAAGCAGAAGTTTGGCTCTCCAGAGTGGCAAAAGACGACAGCCATGATAGCAGACTATTCTAAGATTAAGCAGGATGAGATTGATACGGAAAACAATGTGGTCCATTACTACATTCCTCTGTCAATGCCTCGATGCTGTGAGGACTGCATTATCTTCAAAAATGGGCAGGCAACCTTCCAAAAGAAGAAGAAATAGTTAAATTCGTGTTAAAGTAACTTTGTTTTACTAGAATTTCTGCAAAACCAAGTACCTTTGCAGGCAGATATACGTTCACAGATTCGTTCTGCTGTTCGTAATTCTGTTTAATTGGTTACGAGGGGTGGTGTCTTCACAGATACCACCCCTCACTTTTATATTATGAAAGTAGAAGAAAAATATAAATTCAATCAGGGATACTTCTCTCCAGTGATGAGCTCAAGCGCAATTCGCACCTGATCTTCAAGCATATCGTCATTGAACGTAGGAAGAATGCCGTATGATGGCAGTTTCTTAGTCTCTGCGGCCTCCAAAATGAACTGGAGCGCCTGTACTAAGGAAGTGTGGTCTTGAACGACCTCAAGCAATTTATCGCTCATCCTTGCCTCCTTCCTTCTTAATCTGCTCTGCCATTTCAAGAAGAGTCTCGGCGTGCTTATCGCGGTCGATAACTTCCTGTACGGCCTCATCGCTCTCCTTGCGAAGCTGCTCTTCAGTCTTACCATCGTCGGCAGCAGCGTTTCTTCTTGCAGCCTCACGAGCAATGTATTCGTCACGGAGTTTCAACTTACCTGCCGTGTATTCTGCATCGCCAGGCAACGATGTATCCGCATACATAAGCTGGGCAAATGCCTCGATGATGTTTCCATTATCCTTGGAGAACTCATAATGGTCTCCTACAGCCATAGGAACACATTCATCGAGCGCAGCGTACATTGATGTACCGATAGAGTATTCAATACCCCATGTACCGGCAATGTCAGCAATCTTGATGAAAGGCAGCGAGCCTCTCTGTAAATGCTTCTTGATATCAGCAGGGATATCCTCTCTGAGTGAAGCAACTTCTTTCTTAGACAAGCTCTTACTGAACTTCAGCACGGTGAAGTGTCTTGTCTTGATAGTCTTTCCAAATGGTAATGCCATGATAACAATATTTTAAAGTTCAACTTTTATTTCCTTATACTCGAAATCTGTGCAAGATGGATTCTCCTCAGAAGTAAACCTAATCTCATTAGGGTGGTTACAAGCTCCATTCTTGAAGAAGAAGCAATCCTTGCAAGTGTAATCAGTCTGTTCCATGTTCCTTACGTTTTTGATATTCCATCAATGTCAAGATACAATAGTTAGCGCAGTCAAGAAGAGCATCTTCCAATGGTTCATTAGCAACTTGCGCCTCATTGTCCTTCAACGTCTTGATGCGATTCACCTTCTCTCGTATCTTTCCGTAGCCGTAGTTGATACCAAGCTCATCATACATTTCGGAAAAAGCATTCCCATAATCACGATTTTTCTTGATGTATGTATCATGCAAGTTATTGAGAATATTTCCATGCATTTCAATGTCGGAATTTATATCTATTTTATGATTATCGGCAACTGGTGCTACTATATCGAACTTTGTACCAAACATCATAATATCTTCCTCGCGAAAATGAGCGAAATACTTGTAATCTGTGCTAACAGATGTACATATATAAACATCAGCATCCTTTCTCTCGGCATTGAACAGAATAGGGGTGTTGCCGTCCTGAATACCTATCGGGTCAAAATTGCATTTTAAGCAATCATTTCGTGTGATGTAAAATCGCAGCCCAACCTTAATATCTTCTTTCTTAATCATAAGCTATTTATTTTTTGTTATTCATCATCATACGAAAAGCTCTGTCGCCCATAAGATCTTGTTGGTTATGAAAAAGGACAATACAGAAATTGCCATGTTCTTTTGTGTGAACCGTATGCAATCCACAATCCTTAATAAAACCATCCTCACCAATGCAAGAATCTAACAACTCGCGAATTGCGCTATTGTAGCTTGGTTGAACTATAATAACGCCACCCGTTTCTCGAAGTTCTTCAAGCTTCTTCCACTGAGCTTCGATATTTCCATCTCCGTAGAACAAATAGTAACCATAAGGTTCAACAATTTCTCTATCAATGCACATTACTATAGGAATCTCAATTAATATAATCGGTTTCATAAGCTATTTCTCCTTATCTTTAATTTCAACAAAATCACCAATGCCCAAACGAGCCTTTTTTCTTCATATTCTCAACTATTTCTGTTTTGATACAATCTCGATAGCAGACAATAATGTCTTTTCGCTGATACCTTTTCCACTACCAACACCATCTTTCTCTATTCTTTCAAGAGATTTCTCAATAGAGCAAAAATCATCCTGAGAATTACTTATAAAGCCATCAAGTTCTTCACTTACACTACTGATACCATCGTTGGCTTTTTTAACAATAGCTTCAAGACGATCGAAACGCTTGTCGATATAATCTTTCAGCCTTTCTTCGTGCTCTATAATAGTTGCAGAGTTTGAGATTTTCCCATGCGCCCAGTAATTATCTACGCATGCGTAATAATCACCTTTTTCATCGCTGTGTTTTTTGCCAGATACGACTCTTAACTCAACGAAATTTTCTCCATCCATTACCGCATACACTCCTTCTCCAAATGGATATAGTTCGGCTTTTTCTGCATCCTCCCTACTTTCTCTTTCTTTGTATGCGACCTTTCCTAAAACGATAACTCTAATTTCCATATCTCAACTATTTATTATGTAATCTACCAATATGCCACTTTGAGCAAACCTTACATAAGTAAGGATGCCAGCCGAGTGCCTTCAACCTCGGAATCTGATTCAGAAACTCCCAAGCATCATCCTCAGTCTCGTATGCGACCTTCGCCTTCCATGAATGAACCTTTCTAGTCCAATGCTCCGGGTCTGGCTTGAACGGCGGCACTTTGTTCGGATTGTGATGTCTTCTCATAGGCACTTGAATGAAACACTGTTCAACGTTCTGTTCACCGCAATCTCCCTCTCGTTACACATGGTCCTCATGCACTCCATGGCATCCTCGCGGACAGCAGTCATAATCTCCTGCATCGAAGCGGTGGCCGGAACAATATTCCCATCAGCCTTCTTCTTCGTGATACGGGATATAATCTCCTTGATATATTCCTTGTCTATCATAGAAATCTGTTTTATAACCGTTAATCATCAGGCTGAATGAAGCTCTCCGGCTGCTTGATGTCCTCCTCGCCACGCAATTTATTCTTCACGTCGTTGATGAGAACTTCCTGCTTCAGGTCAATCATCTGCGCGCCGTATACCTGATACGTCATTCCGCCCTGTGACCTCTTCTTGAAGAAGCCGTACTTGTCGCTCATATCACGCCCGAACTTCTGAATCGTAGGGATATCCTTCTCCTCGACATCGTTGGCCTTGCAGAACTCGACGAACCTCTCGTACATCTCCTTGGCAAGCATGCATTCCGAAATCTCGCCCCTCGCCTCTTGACTGCACCTCATATCATACGCCCTTATCCAGGCATAGATAGGATTGCTTCCGAGAAGGGAGATAAGCAGCTGCCTCCTGCTTCCCTCAGCTGCCGGGAACCTGTACTTCCTGCTCCTCAGCTCCATCGCGCCACGGAATATCCAGTTGAACACTCCGCTCAGCTCCTCACGGATGATCTTGCTCGCCAGCTCCGGGTCCTGCCTCTCCTTTGGGATGGTGACATCGAAGCTCACGTACTGCAAGCGTCTGATGAATCCGAGCGATGCATCATCAGGGAACGGAAGCTCGTTGAGATTGAAGATGAGGTAGGGGATTGAGTTCCCCTCCAGGATATCCCTGCCGAGCTTTCTCATCGGGACGGGCTCACCGCTCACGAGCCTCTTAAACATACCGGTGTTCTTCCTTCCGAACTTCTTCGGGTCAGAATCGGAAGACCAGTTGAAGATGGCGTTCCTGATAGGATACCTTCCCCTCATTCCCTCGTCGCCGTCAGCAGTAAGGTCGGCGTAGTCCATCTTGCTTATCCTGTCCTTTCCGAATATGTTGCAGGCAACGTCGAAGATGACACTCTTTCCGTTGGCTCCCGTACCTATAAGGAGAAGACAGAGCTCAATCTTCGATGACTCCTTCCCCTCGTACGGATTGTATGCAGTACCTCTCTGTATGAGACCGAGGCCGAGGAACATCTGGAGGATCATCCTCGATGTCCTGTCAGGAAGGACCTCCTTGATGAAGTTCATCCACCTGTCACACTTCGCCTTCGGATTGTAGTCGTATGGGTGGTAGTATGTGACATGGTACTCGGGAGAGAACGGCATCACGTTCGGATACTTCAGACCGCTGCCGAAGTCAACAACTCCGTTTGCGAATGCAACGATGTCGAAGGTAGGTCTCAGTATGTTGTAGCACTCTATCACCTCCATGAATGACTTGTTCATCACCGTACTGATGCCGAGCATCGGAGCCATGGCCAGGTCGAGGAGCAGAAGCTGGTAAGCCTGTTCCAAAACTATCTTCGGAACAGCTTCGTATATCTTGCCGTTGAACATGTAGTAAGCACCGTTGTAGTACTTCACCGGAGCCTTCTTCGCCAGACGTCTCATTGACCTGATGAAAGTAGACTTCAGCTTGTTGTACTTATCAGAGTTTGCCTTACCCCAGTCCTGGCAACGGAGCGCTTCGAAGCCGTACTCGTCATGCCTCAAAAGGTCTAGCAACTGAGCGTGCAATGTGTCTATAGCAATACCATTTTCCATTTATGTACAATAATAATATTAATTTTCCGTTATTGTGTAGGATAAACCCCGATAAATAGGGGCTTTCTGAAGGATAACACGTGTCAGGTCGTCCTTATAACATGTCGTCTATAAAATATCGACAATACAAAGATACAGATAATATCCTGAATATCCGGTAAAACCCTAGTAAATAAAGGGTATAAATATACATTTTAGGTATACATTAAATGAAGGATAGGTATACATTTATGGTTTGGTCTGCAAAGTAAGAGTTTATGCTATCAAATGTTAATAAATAACGGATGAATGAATATGCATAATTATCCTTTATGGTAGGAAGTAATTAAACTTTACAAAAAGGCTGAAAAATCGGAAGAAAAAATTTTTAGATGAGGTGACTACCGCGCTGGTTTATAGCTGCAAAGGGGGTGTGGGGGTGTTTCTTCTGAAATTATTACATTTTGTGTCGGTTTATATAGTGTAAACCATCGTGAAACAATATTTTTGTAATTATTTCAAATTGCCGGTTTATATTTATAAAAAATTTATGTAACCCCTTAATAACCAACACTTTATAATATTGTTTATATTCTTTTTCTTGCATAATTATTCATTATCAATAAAGCGTGGAACACAAAAGATTATTACAAAATACTTGACTGAAATATATTTACCATATTTATGCATGAATAAATATTCGTGTTTAACTTATTAAATACATTTTAACGAAATTGGTAAAAGGTTATTACATGAGTAGTTAAATTCCTTAACATAAACTGCCACTTTGGCGGGTGTAACTACCTGTAAATCAATTAGTTAGCAATTTGTAAAGATTAATGTTTCTTAAGTTAAATATTTAACAATTACTGCCACTATAGCTTTATAAATGCTTGATTATTAGATAGTTACAAGTCTGCCACGTTGGCGAAAACGTTAAATTATTTAAACCTTAACAACTACTGACAAACGCTGTAATTATTACAAACGGCTAACTATCTATAAATCAAGTACTTACAAATGGTTAAATGCATAAAGACTCAATTTTTTACTGGTTGTTTGGTATGCGGTTTGCTATTATGTAGGTAGCCGGACGGCTTTTAAGCGCATAGCACGCAGTAGCGTGTTGTGTCCGACGTCGTGTGGTGCACGTTACGCACACCCCAAAAACGCACGGGGTAAATTGTGCGTCTTCATTTAAACGGAATAAAGATATGAAAGAATTATCATCTGTAAAAGGTGCTCAAGGATACGAGCACGCAAGTACAAATGTTGCTAGTTATGTAGCAGAGTGCAAAGGTAGCGCAGTTTTAGCGCAGAGTCTCGAAGTGCTTAATAGTTACCGCAAAAAGCTATTAAGCGAGTGCAAAGATAGCGAAGTTGTAAGCGCAAAGAAAGAACTAGAGAAAGCACGTGCTAAGTACAACAAGTTAGCAACAAATTACGTGCTTTCAGATGAAAGCTATTGCAATTTGCAAACTGAGTGTGTACGCTCCGCTGTAAGCGAGTTTTCTCGCAAACATAAGCTACCTAATTTCTTTGCATGGTTTGATAACAACGGCAAAGACAAACAAACATCTATTATAGATAGTTTGCAAAGACTAGGTAGTAAGTTGTGCTCATTGCATCAAGCCTTTGCAAGTGGTGCAAAGGTAGCAAAGAAGAAGAGTGAAAGCATAACAGACTTGCAAAAACAGATAGCAGAGTTGCAAGCAAAGTTAGTAGCAGCGCAAAAGTAAGTAACACAAAACAGATAGCTAGAGAAAAATCTAGCTATCTAGTTTCCCCACTGGCTACCTGCTAGATAGCCAGTGGGAAATTTTACTCCAGGTTTTTCAACTTGGAGCGGATCGTCGTATCCTTATTTTTCCCACACGATTTTGGAAACCTTGTCGTGGTGTGTGGGCTTAACTCAGAGAGAGAATTTATTCTCCCTCAGGGAACTAATTGCCAAAAATTCAGAGAAGTATCTCAGTAAATCGAGAGTGCGAGAGGCACACCGAGATGGGAGAGAGTAACGTGTTACTCAGAGACATCCATCCGAGAGATACGCAAAAATCCCTGGCGTGAGCGTCGAATGAGATGAGACGGCACGACGGCTAGGGGATTTGTATCATCTAGATTCATATTCTATTCGGTGTTGTGAGCCGTTCGGGAGTGGTTACCCGAGAAATCCCAGTGTGTGCAATCACGATTGCAGCGTTCAAGGTACACACTATCCACGCTGACTGAAATCGGTTGCTTGTCATCCGTGCGAGATTTATCTCCTCAGAAATAAACAAGCTGCTGGCAGAAGCATAAAATCTGTAGGGTGTGAGCCACGTAGTTAAGACGATAAAGATAAAACGTGGTGCAAAGATGCACATCCTGGCTAACGGGGCGGGGAGAAATCTCCGCTCTACAATTACAAACCATTTAAACAAATAGAATTATGAAAGAAGTACATTACATTTGGATAGATTTTGAGAGTTCGACGGGTTCGTCTAAATCGATACTTTTACGTAACGGTTGTTTTTCTCTCGATGGTGCAAAGAAATTCATAAAATCTTTGCGCCCAAAAACTCTTTATGAGAATAGACCAACTTTCTTGAAGGACTGTGTAAAAATAACATTGACCGCACAGAACATTGTCTCGTCTAACACTCTCTACAGAAGAACCATTAATATTGTAGCCTAAACTCCCTACGCTTGTAGGGAACAATAACCAAAAATATTAGAATTATGAGTACGCTGAGAATTAAATGCCTCGATATGTGCGAGGTTGAGAGTATCATTGCAGATGCTCAGGAGATTTTGAGTCACGTAGAATTCGGGTCGCTAAAGAATGGTGTGCTTACATTATTCTGCGTGGCGTGAGCCTAAAATCCGTAGCCAGTACGATAATTGTCGTGTGTGGCTACGGAACAATTACCAATAAAAATAGAATTATGAAAACAAGACAGATTATTTATTCAAGTACGATAATTGTGCTTGGATCTATTCAGAGTGTTCCTGCTCTGTTGTGTTTAGCAAGTACGAATATTGCCATTATTCTGCTTGGAATATTTTGGGGAATTGTGCTTGGAATATTTTGGAGCAGTACGATAATTGGCAGGTGGTTCTTCAGAGAGATGTGGCGATCCACACTCCGCTTGGAGAATTTCATCCTGCCTGGAGCGTGAGGAATCTAGAAAGTACGAAAATTGTGCTTGGAAACATTCAGCCTAAAAACTGCTCATTCAATTTGGGCAGTACGATAATATTACCAATTAAATTACAGAATTATGAAACAGAGAATTTTTATCGCAGTGTTTGTTATCGTGTGTCTTGCACTTGTAGCCGTATCCGTTGACAGCGTGAACTGCCACAGAGCAAACGTGATGCTGAGAAAGGCGGTTATCAGCCAGGCAAATGAGATTTCAGAGCTTAACGGCTGTCACACGCCAGAGGGAACTACAACGTTCGTAGGTCTCAGAAAGTAGCCAAATCTGAGAGGAGTTTCCGCTCCTCTCTTCTATTAACCAAAATATTAAGAATATGTACAAGACGATAGCAAAGGAATTAAGCAAGTGTGAGTTAATTGATATCATGATGGGCATGGACTGCGAGGAAGATATGTGTACATACACATCTATCCAGAGAGTTCTATGTCCTATACAGGCGTGCGATGAGTTCGGCGGCGATCCTGAGGATTCTCGTCCTCTGCTGCCGGGAACATACCTGGCAGTATATCATGACAAGATGGAGGATGAGCCGTTTCCTATGTTCGCAAAGATTTGCGCCCACATCATTACAGATGAGGACAAATGTCAGATGCTCATGAACGGAGACGGCTGTATTCTGATTTTCCTGCTCAACAAGTACGAGTAGCCAAAAATGTGCTCAGGCATTTTCCTGGGCATACTATGTAGAGCCATTAAACAATTTGAATTATGTTAGACAGAAAATCACAGAAGAATTTTGAGCGTGCGCTTATGCATGAGATGGAGAAGATCAAGATTGCTGCACGCCAGTGGCACAATAATAACACCAGAGGCTACAGAGATTATCGTAGCAAGAAAACTATCTCCAAGAGTTTCTCTGAGATTGCGGTATTGTGCATGAGCTAAATGTGCGTGACGATTGTCACGCATACTATTCACCAATATTTAAGAATTATGATAGATGAAGAATACAAGGAGAATGTAGAGTACATACTCTCTACGATTTTGCCTAAGTTGCAGGAGATTCAGAGAGAAGTATTGAAAAATCAATCAAGACTGAGCCTTGATGTTAGCGTTAGCAATAAAAACGGCGAAGGGTATATAAGTTGTTTTGCCTGTGTCATGAATGACATGGGAGAAATAACGGATACTTGTTTTCCACGTTTCATCTGCGTATGCAGCAAAGAGGAGATTGACGAGCGGCTTAACGAACTTAAAGAGTTCATCAAGAAGTACATAGCCTGAAAATTGAGGGAGTTTTATCTCCCTCTCCTATAAACCAAAAATGTAGAATTATGAGCAAATGGGTACAATTCTATCACAAGATTAACAAGTTTGACCTTGTGAACATGAGATTTACAGATGATTTCAGTATTGTGGAAATGGTTGGCATGGATTCTATTATGCCTATTGACGGTAGACTTAATCTGTCATCCATACGTGCTGAGATACAGAAGAAAATAGAGAACATGAAGAAAATCGAGAGTTTCGACCCTTGTGCATTCTCCATTCTCACCGGCAGTTCTATTCTGAATTCTTCAGAAAGTCCGGTGTACAATCTCTAGCCAGAACTGGGCAGTACGATAATGTGCTGCCTGCTATTAACCAACAATTACAGAATTATGAGTGATTTAGAGAAAATCCTGAATGACGATTTACTGAAGTGTAAAATCGTTGAGTCAGTAGAGAATCCTATTAGGCGTGTGAACCTCATCAAGTGGACGCACGATAATACATTCTCTATTGCAGAGGTACGCAAGGATACCGGTAAGCTAGAGGTCACAGACTTGAAAGCTGCCAGTGGTCTTGAGGCATACAAGCATTTCTACAGAAATTATGGCGACATTGCCATATGTGGCTAAAACTCCCCACGATAATGTGGGGAACCATTATGAATCATTAAACAGATGAATTATGGAAAAGAATATTTGGGAATATGTGATGAACAACAAGGGTGAAGTTATCGAGAAAGTAGCCGATTATATCGGTGTTGAAAGCTTCGCCAAGGTAATCGAGAGCCTATATCGTGAGTGTCTTGAGAATTTCGATGACGCAGATGATCTAGAAGAATACATTGCCGATTTGTACGGAAAGAATATCCAGTCTCTTGCATGGGAGTTTACTCACAAGGTAAACAGAGAGATGAAGAAATATCTCCATCTTAACGACCAGCGCATGGATGGAAATTTTGCCAATCTGTACAACGATTATCCTAGACACGTTACAGGAACGTTCTGGGCGACGGACTACGATGGCGATGATTACTACGATTTGTATCCTCAGATGGTAGCCCGACTTGATGCCGCAGAGGACAGCGAGCAGGCTAGCAAGGACAGGGCGTACCTCGAAGAATGGTATTTCAAAGCCTTCGGTACGTACAACATCAAGTACAATTTCGGCAATTACCTTGAAGAGGTTCACTCCATGATGGAGGAAGATTACGAGGAAGCCTAACAATATCCCCTAGCATGGGGGTATTCAATGTTAAACAATTTAAATGATATTAGATATGAGTTACGAATTTGCTAAGAAGGAGATTGGTGATTACAGAATCACCATTTACCAGGATGAGGATGCCGAATGCCCTTGCACAGAATGGGATTTGGCAGGCGTTTACTTCTGGGACTATTCTGATTACGGATACAACAGGGGACTTTCTCGTGGTTGTAGCAGTGAAGTCGACGCTGAAAATGCAGAGGCTGCCTTGAAAGAGCTTGTCTGCAAATATGTGTCACAAAAGAAGATTATTGATTATATCAATAGTGAAAGCGTCGACAATTACCGTATGCGCTATGACAAGAGTGACCGCATGTGGTATCTTGAGAGTCTGTACAATGGTGAGTGGTATAACCACGAAGAGTTCTGCCCGAGCGACTTGAAGAGATTCGACTATAGAGAAGAACTTTGCGATATCCTCGAAGAGGACGATTTCACGTACCTTCTGCACGACTGTAAGGATATTGCATTCTACGAGTGGTCATCTACTGGCTACAGTCAGGGAGATTATGTCAGCGGATATGCCTACTGCGACAAGAAGCGTTTCTCCAAGTATTGTGACACTAATACAAAAAACTGGAGAAAGCGAGCCTTGGACCTATTTGAGCATGAGGTTAAGTGCATAGGTCTTTGGATGTGGGGAGATGTCAAGGGATTCGTCTTGGAGAAGAAAGTCCATTACAAGAAAGTCTTCACGGAAATAGGTCGTGAGCCGGAGGACGGCTACGACTGGGAGCAGATTGATTCCTGCTGGGGAGAGTACTACGAGGACTCTGACGAGCTGATTAAAGACGCTCTCGAAGAGAATGGAATCAAACTAAAAGAAACAGCCTAACAAGGGGAGCTTGCATGCTCCTCTTCCATTAACCAAATTACAAAGAATTATGAAATTGAAACTTTATCACGACACAAGAAAGAAGTTCCGTGACTGCGTGGATGCGTGGACAATCTACGTTCCTTATCCGAAGTGGCTTAGAGAAAAGACATGCGGTACAATGGGAACATTCCTCGGATGCACTCCAACGGAGACGGGAATGATACGGTGCATCTGGGAGCACGACGAAAGAAGATGTGGACGCCCGTATTTCGGCAAGAAGATTGATCCGAAGGATACCCCTAAAGCATTTCAGGAAATTTTCTACAACATGGAGAAGCTTTGGAACGAGGCAATCACCAAGAATACGAATGAAGCGTGGAAAGCATGGAACGAAGCCTAAAATTGGTAGCCATTGGCTACCTGCCAATAACCAAATACAGAAAATTATGGAAAGAATTACATTTGCAGAGAAAGGCAGTAGAACCATCTACAGACTGGGCAGACGCATAGTATGCTACAGAGAGGGCTACAGAGTTTATATCGGAAAGCCTTCTGATACTACGCACGACACGTTTGATGCGTTATCAGAGAATATCGCACACGAGACGTGCGTTGAGATTTGTGAGCGCAGAATCTACGCAAAGATGAAGTACAACAATCCTGCCGCATACAACGCCCACAGAGTATTGAACGCATTAGCCTAAAGATAGCCTCCGGGCTATCACTATAACCAATTAAATAAAGAGAATTATGAAGAGATATTACGTATCAGTCACAGAGACTTTAAACAAGATTGTCAACGTAGATGCTGAGAGCGAGGAAGAGGCAGTAAAGAAGACACAAAAGGCCTACGATAATTGCAACATCGTCCTTGATTCTAATAATTTCGTAGAAGAAGAAATAGAGCTTGACTCTAATCAGGAGTTATATGCTGACAACGAAAAAGAGCATGGAGGAGATGTTTATCAGCACATCGACTAAGCCAAAAGCGTGGGTTCGCCCACGTACTATTAACCAAAATATAGAGATTATGAAGTATTATGTATCAGTAACTGAAATGCTCAATACCGTAGTGCGTGTCGAAGCTGAGAGTGAGAAAGAAGCTATAGACAAAGCCAAGTACGAGTATAGCGACGGAGTAATTGAACTCACTCGCGAAGATAACTACAGCGGTGAGCAATTTGAGATTGATGACGATCAGGAGTACTGGAGAGAAGCAGAAGAAAATGGCAACACAGTACTCCAGCACATCGACTAGCCAAACGGGGAGAGTAATCTCCCTACCAATAACCAAAACATCATAGATATGAAGATTTTAAGAGACAATGACTACAACAGGCGTCCGATTAAGAATATGACAGCCTCCCGATTAAAGAATAGAGCAAATAAGGAATATGTGCTTCATTTTCGCTGCAAGGAGCTTGGTACATCGTACACTATTGGGATAAACGCTGACCTACTTGTGTGGGCTTACCAATACAGAAACGGCGTTCTTATTCGTTCTTTCAAGGAAGAGAACATTCCAACTTTTGAAGAAGCGTATCAATTCTTTGTTAATTCTTGCAACCACTGTCTGTTAGAGCAGAGACTTGTAGAAATGGCGAAAACTTTTTAGCCTAAAAAGCGCAGCTAAGGACTGCGCACTATAACCAAAACAAGAAGAATTATGAATGAAGACAGAATCCTAGAGATGTTCTTCGAAAAAGCCAGATGGCAGTATGCTATCGAGAAAGGCTTATTCAAGGACATGAACAAAGCAGTAATGTATCAGATGACGAGCGTGAGGGAGACTCAAAACTGCTAATATCGTTCTCCATCTACGAAGATGAAGCTACGATTTCATTCCACTGGAATGTGCCGAAAGATTAGCCAAACAGGTCAGCCAATATCGACTGACTACTCATATCATAACTAAATTTTGTTTAAATGGTTCAAGCCGGTCTGTCGTGAGACACGCCGGTTTTTTGTTCCCCAAGTTTAACCAATTTTAAATTAGAATTATGAGTAGAAATTACTGGACATTAGGTAAGGAAGGAATGAAGACTCGTCTGTCAAAGGCACAGGCAGCTTATGAGAACGCATTAGAGAACGTCAGCGACTTGCATGTCAAGATCAGCGATGGCAACAACAAGTTGGGAGCAATCCCATCTGTATCGCTTATCCCGGTCATGGATTGCGGTAACTGTGCAATCTGTGCGAAGAGCTGCTACGACCTGCGCAATGACATGATTTACAAGGAGGTCATCAAGACGAGAGCTATCAATTCTGCAATCTACCATGAGGATCCCGAGCGATACTTCAAGGAAATTGATGGGTATCTCGACTACCGATTCCCTCGTGCATTCCGATTCCACATCGGCGGCGACATACAGGACAAATGGTATCTTGATAAGATGTGCGAGATTGCTCGCAAGCATAAGGATACCAAGTTCCTGGCGTTCACGAAGATGTTCGATGTGTGTAACGAGTATCTCGATGAGGGCAACGTCATTCCTGAGAACATGCACATCCTATTCAGCGGATGGCTTGGTCTCAAGATGGACAACCGCCACGGATTCCCTGAGGCGCATCCTATCTTCGAGAGCGGAACATCTGCTCCGGAAGGAACACGTCTGTGTACCGGAAATTGCACAGAGTGTCTGAAGGAAGATAGGTTGTGCTGGTCTATCGGGAAAGGACAGGCGGTAGGATTCCTCGCACACTAGCCAAAAGCCTCGTCGGGAATGACGGGGTACTATGTCTAACAAATTAAAATTTTGAATTATGACAACAGCAAGAAGAGGTACAAGAATGCTCAAAGCTTCCGACATCATGAAGAGAAAGGGCATTGTCCAGAAACAGATGGACATGAACAAGTTCAACGAGGTTATAGAGAATTTCTTTATGACCCACGAGCCTAAGGATACGATTCTACTTACGCCGAAGAGATTCATTGAGATGGATAACCCGCCAGAGGGAGACTTCATCGACTATCTCGATGTCAGCGTCTGGGAGAAGAAGAGCGAGGACCCGGATGACCCGTTCGACTTCATTGACTATCAGTTCATGAAGAAGAACGGTATGCTCCGTCCTATCCTTATGGTGAACGAGCCTTTCATCGGCAATGCTGCCGGGTGGCTGAGAGATTTTTGTGGATTCACTGTGAAGAGCAGAACACGAAAGAAGAAGAAGGAATACATCGTGTCTCTGCCGGTGTAAAGCCGAACAAGGCGTGGAACAATCCGTTTCACGCTCCTAGTATTAACCAATTAAAATTAAAGATATGAATGATTTTTTGAAATTAGCAGAGAATTTAGGATGGAGTTATAATGTTGACGATACACCTAACGAAAGAGGTGAGGTTTGCGTCGAGTTAGAGAAGTATTCCCCACAAGACCAAGATTTCATCGCCACAATTTGGTTCGAGAATGGCAATAAGTCTGATTTCATGGATAAGTTGTATCAATATTATAGCGACTTCGATCCTGACGAGGAAGCCAGTAAATGGATTGGCGAGGATGGACATGGTGCTAACGGCGCGCCATACAAATTATCGGATATTTTGCAAGATATGGAGGATTGCAAGGATATGCTACTAGATTTATGGCACGAGTATTTTTACGATGAGTACCCAGAAAATCGTCCAAATGAGACCGACGAAGGGAAGCGACTCGCAGGAGAAATCGAGGAGAAATCCGGAAAGTATTACCACTCGTGCTCTCTACAGAATTATCCGAGCGGTAAGTACGGCGTTATCATTGATGGCTGTCAGAAGTTTCTATCGGACTGCAAGGAAGAGGCATTAGCCTATATGAAAGGCGTGCTTATGGGCCTTGATATCGAAAGAAAAGACTAAGCCAAACAAGCCTGCCGGGAACGGTGGGCATCAAGTTAAACCAAAATATTAAGATTATGAAGAGAAAAGTATTGAAAGACAAGATTGATGAGTTGCGTTCAACAGCAAAGATGGAACTTGCATGCACCATCCGTGAGATAATGAGAGAGCACAATGTGAGCAGAAAGGTGTTCGATTGGCCTGTACTTGCCGGCGACAACAGGGAGGTGAACATCGTAGAAGTAGGCGACAGCGATACAGCTATCCCTATCATTCATAGCCGATGCACTTCTGTAGGGTTTGAGTTTCCGGAAGCAAAAGCTATCGATGACGATATACCAGTTGACCTTCTTGCAGACATCGCTACTAGTCTGAACGACGAGCTGAACGGCTATATTGGTGTCTATGCTGCAAAGTATAAGATTGCCTACAATGATGGAATTTTCATTTCTAAGGAGAATCCGTACGTATTCCGAGCAAAATCATATAAAGATGCATTGGATGAGGCGGAAGACTACATGCGTGTGTGGAATGACCATAATGGTTCTACCCTAAGACTCGTATCAGTCGAGAAGCAGACTGCTTCGGAAGGTTAAATTAGCGTTAAAAACGGCAAAGACGATGGTTTATATTATAAACTTTTCGTATCTTTGCCACTAGTAACCAAAATATTAGAATTATGACAGAAGAAATAAGAATCAAGACAAGAGATTGGGAGAGACTTCTTAGCTACACACAGCAGCAGAAGTACAAGACTGCCATCAAGCAGGGTTGGTTCGCCAATTATCACAGCAACGCCTGGAGGCATGACACGTTCTATGGCGCATACATCTGGAAATACCCGAAGCTTATTAAGGTTGTAAGGATGTTCGAAGAGATGCTTGGACATAAGCCATTATGGGAAGACATCACCGACGACAATCTGCGCGACCTCTTCGAGAAGATCCAGGAGAACTACGCTCCTAACTCGGCAAGAACCGTATGTGCAACCATCAAGGCTGTGATACGTGAGAATGATGCTACCAGGGAAATTCCTAGTCCTACGTTCGGCAGAATACTTAGAGCGAAGGCTGTACCGGTCCAGTCTGTATATCTCTCTGATGAGGAGATAAACAGAATCATAAAGTACAACCCTCACGGGAAAACAAAAAGATATGTTCAGAGAATGTTTATCATGGAATGTCTCTGTGGCGCACGTTACAGCGACTGCCAGAGAATGACGGAAGAGAACATAGATGATACCGGACACTTCCTCGTCTATGTTACTCAGAAAACAAAGACCGAGGTAAGGGTTCCACTTCACAAGAAGCTCCGTAAGTTCCTCGTATGCGGTACTGGTGACGAGCCTCTTCCGGGTGAGATAGGTGAAAGGACGTTCAATAGAGCACTCCGCGAAATCTGTCGTGACTGCGGAATAGATACGAATACAAAAGTGTTCAAAGCTGGAAAGGAAGAGACTGGAAAGAAGTATCGGTTCGTCTCATCCCATACCGGCAGACGCTCGTTCGCAACGAATCTCTCAAAGAAGGGAGTGCCTCTTGAGCAGATTTCCGTCATGATGGGACATACTAGTAACGGTATGCCGAATATCCAAATGACACAGCGCTACATTGTCGGTAAGACCGAGATTGACAGCAATACACTGAGATTGTTCGGCGTCTATGAAGAAGACCTCGATAACGGTCTAGATGAGGATTAAGCTAAAACTGGAGGTGGCCATTAGCCATCTCCTGCCATTGTTTAACCAATTAAAATAATGAATATGGTAGAAGATTATACAGTAGAAGAGTTGAATAAACTCATCAATGAGTGTCGGAAGAAGTACGAAAAGCTAGAAAAGGAGACCGTTATGAAGGCTCTGACTGGCGAGATTGGTACGAATTCCGCAATGGTGGAAGAGTTGGAGATACTCAACATCCACTATCACGATGAAATGGATGAGTACGATATCACTGCACCTGACCTGAATCCAGATCTTATCGAGAACTTCAAGATGGCAGAACGTGATGGCAAGAACGTCATCTTCGAGGCACAGGAATATCTTAAAATCCTGGGAATGTGCGAAGAAATGTTCAACCAGAAGCTATGGGTCAACGAAGATGGCCACATATGCGACGAAGACGGTAACAGACTTTCCGCTGATGGTGAGCATCTGGTATTCGATATCATCAAAGGTGGAAAATAATATACAGCTAGTTTTCATATACTAGATCTGTTTAAATGGTTGTCCTCTCTTGCCCGTGAGGGTAGGAGGGGATTTTTTAAACAGCCCCGATTAGCCAAAAATAGGGAGCTTCGGCTCCTGCAATTAATAACTTTTAAAAAATTAAGAATTATGGCAAATTGGGCATCAACAAGCTATCGTATTGAAGGCAACCAGAAGGACCTTCAGGAGTTAAGTAACCTTTGCAAGGCGTTTATGAACAAAGAACGCCCTGTAATGGAGGAAGGAGCATCTGAGAACTGGGAAGGAAACATTGTCCTGGCTCTTGGCGAGGAAATTGGTGATAGCTACATTCGTGGATTCATCCAGTATCTTGAGCTGTCAGATGGTCTCTTGAGCATCGATGCAGAGGAGGCATGGGGAGCAACGGACTTCAATAAGCTCCTCGAAAAACACTATGACGGCATGAAGGTGTATTTCATAGTGGAAGAGGAAATGTGTGAGGTCTATGCTACAAACGACGCAGAAGGCAAATACTTCAACTGTCGCTCTGTATTGACTTCGTATGTAGATGGAGAATATCACAGAGAAGAGTTTAAGAATAAAAACGAGGCATTAAAGTATGCAGCGAAACTCATTGGTCGTGATTCTGTCACAAAGTTAGAAGTTGCAAAGTGGAACGAGGAACGCAAGAATAAAGGCGTTTTTGAATACATAAACATCAATGGATGTGATATTATTGACGAGTAATAATCATTAAGCCCTAGGCGCTTCACCGTGATGCGCAGACAACATGAAGAAGTTTTTTGTATATTTCGACAAGAAAGTTATCATCAACTCAGCAGAAGAAGCCGAGGAGTTTATTAATAGTAATACAAATAGCCGCTTATTCACTTGTAGATAGGCGGCTATTTTATTAAGATAACCACCGAAAAAGCAACAAAAATCACACTTTTTTCTTAAACTACGTTAATTGTAAATATTCTGTACTTTAATGAATATTACAATTAGCTGTTTTTACTTCGCTTGAAACCTTTAGCTATACCATTATCTTTAAAATGCCTGTCCTCACTTTTTACTTTAATAAGTCCGGTTTATGGCATAAACGGAACTATTGCACGGAATAGAAAATCGTTGTATCTTTGCAGTGCTTATCAGAAATCGCTCGCTGATAAATTGAATATGCTTTATCTTAGTGGCTTTTGCCACTCCATGATATACCCTATCCAAAACTCGGAGAGCGACTGAGTAGAGGATAGGGTAAATTCTTTTATCCTATTCCTCGAAGTCAAGGTGGAAGAGACGGCTTAATACACCACGCACACCAAGACTTTAAATGCAAGTGGGACTCATGGCAAAAGTGCAGGGTTTAATCGCAGAAGGCACGAGAAGGGTGGATGCTACAATCCGAAAGCTGCGACGCTGAAGCACGTGTAGTTCGTGTAGAGGTCGAATGAAGGGTCAATATACTGGGTCCATGCCATTCGAGGAATCCCACGCCTACAATTTTTTTATTGTGGGTAAGGGGGATTCTCTCAATCAGCTATCTGCAACCTGTTCCATATTCTTTAAATAATGTAAGTATAAATTTAAATAAAATATTATATCATGGATAAAGATAAAGAAAATAATATTATTATACCCACGCGCGAGGAGTTTGAGGACTTCTGCTCACTGAAGCTTGGGTATAATGACAGAGAGTTCACATCAGAATTGTGGAAAACCTGCCAAAAAGTTGGTTGGAGAAAGAAAAACGGCGACCCTCCAAAGAGTTGGCAGATACTGGTTGTATGCTATAATGGCATCGTGCTTCCAAAATTCGGTCGCAAACCGTACAAACGAGCATCAGTATCAGAAAAAAGTGGAGAAGAAGAGGAGTTCCCGGATAACGGCATGCACTATATCGCCTATACTGACGGTAGCTGTGATAACAACTCGGCCACAAAAGCAGGTGGATCTGCTTACGTCTTAATCAAGGATGGAGAAGTTGTTAGAGTCAAGAATCACAGTCAGCTCTATACGACAAATAATCGCATGGAGCTGCTTGCTATAATTTCAGCAGTCAATGCTTGCCCAGACGGCGCTTGTATCGATGTTTACACTGATAGCAAATATAGCATACTGACTCTAGAGAAGTCATACAAGCCGGATATAAATGGTGACCTGTGGGAACTGTACCAAAAGCATTCTCGCCACGTTGCTGGAGTTCGCTTGCATTGGGTTAAAGGCCACAACGGTGACCATTATAACGAGATGGTAGACGAAATGGCGTACGGAGCGTATTGTGAGATTTGTGACAAATATGGAATAAAGAAAAGTAATAGACACTAAGATAAAAAAATATGGTAAAAGCTACATTTATTACGGGCATAGACACTAATACTTTGCCTACAAAAGAAGAGTTTGTTTGTTATTGTAACAGAGTGTACCTTCCAGATGTTGACGATAACAGAATAGAGGCGTTATGGAAAAGATTAAATGACACAGGCTGGATTACCTGTCGTGGTAAAGTAACGAAATGCTGGCCCTCGTTTGCAAAGTCCACTTACGAGAAAATGTGGAGGGAGGACTTCGGTAAGGAATACGACGAATGGTATAGAGCCAAAGAAGAATACGAAACGGAGCGTTTTCAGTGGAAAGGAAGCGTAGAGATGTATGCCTACGGACAGCCAAATCCGAGAATGTACGACATTTGGTTTGGGACAGATTTCAAAATGAACGTTAATGGCACTTGGTCTTATTGCGCTTTAATCTCTGCTGTTCACGACAGGGATATATACAGTATCTTTAAAGATTCAGTATCGGAAGAGAATGAAATGAATAAAGTAAAAATGAAGCGCATTCTCCTGGACAATATTTCAGAAATGCTTGATAGACTTCCAGCAGATGCAGAAGTAACTATTCACTCACAAGATAAAGAGATTCTCGCTTGCATGGAGGATCCTTCGCATTTCCCTATGGATTTTCAGGTAGAAATCGCAAAATTTTCCAAAGCAAGTAAAAGAGTTAAATCTGTTAGTTTTAGGTTCGCCGGCGGCTTTCATCCTCGTAATATTGCTATGACTTATGATGAAATGGCATATTGGGAAAGGGTTCAGACACGAGAGGATGATGGACTAGAAGTAAGACCTTACACTAGATTCGTACCGACAAAAAACAATAAATAACATGGCAAGAATAACAAGAAACAAAGCTGCCGAGATACTGGGAGTATCAAGACAGACTATCAGCAACTACATCAAGGAAGGCATCCTTGGAAGCTACGTAGGCGAACACGGCATCCTGTATGTCAACAGCGAGGATATCGAGAAATATGCTCAGAAATACAAGATGATTGCAGCAAACGAGAAGATGATTGACGAGAAGCTCAAGGAAGTCGAGTATCGCAAGCGCGCTATCAACGTCGAGCTCACAGAACTGAGAGACAGAGCTACCGCAAACGGCAAGCTGTCTGCAAACGCCGTAGGCATGCTGTTCGGTGTAATCAACACAATGTCGCATCTTGGTGTATTACCGAATCTGACCTATCGTGAGTCCAGTCTTCTGAAGGACATCATTAACGGAATGACCTATGACGAGTTGTCAATCAAGTACGGCGTGTCTGCAACGAGAATCAGGCAGATTGCAGAAAAGACTTGCAATAAACTCACCTACAACGAGGATATTGTCATTGCTGAGATCTCAACGAACAGAACCTTGCAGTACGAAGTTGAGCGCCTGAAGAAGGTAATCAAGTCGCTACAGGTAAGCTTCGACGAATACCGGCGCACGAAAGGAGACAAGCCTGTCAGTAGCGCAGTTCTTCCTCCGCTGATCCTTTCCAGGGATATAAAAGACTGCGGATTCTCTGTCCGCATTCTGAATGCGCTCAAAGGCTTCGACGTATATACCGTAGGCGACTTGGTTCGTAATCTCCGGGGAAGGTCAGAGCTTATGAAGCTCAGAAATCTCGGCAATAAGAGCGTCTATTCCATCCTTGACTTCGTTGAGGAAAATAATCTTGACTTCAAGGAGAACGGAGAGTCTGAGGAAGACTTCTATATCAGGCTAAATAACAAGTTGTCAAATCCAAAAGATTAAGTATAATTTTTTAAAATTTTAAACATTATGAGTGTAAAAAACATTATTTTGGCATCAGTACTCGCAATAGTAGTACTCGCCGCAGGTTCAGTTATCGGTTGTTATTTCCATTACAACAACCAGGAAATCTCACTTCGCCAGCAGTCAGAGGCTCAGCGTGGCAAGATTGAGGGTGTTCACGACAAGATGTGGAAGGTTCTTCAGCAGAAGGCACAGGTTACGGATGAGTACAAGTCCGCATTCGAGTCCATCTATCCGAAGCTCATTGAGGGCAGATACTCAAAGGGAGACGGCTCGCTTATGAAGTGGATCAAGGAAAGTAATCCTAACTTCGACGTTTCGCTATACAAGGACCTCATGCAGTCCATAGAGATTCAGCGCTCCGAGTTCCAGACATCACAGGAGAGAATGCTCGATATCATCCGTGAGCACGAGACGCTCGTGAAGACATATCCGGCAAAATGGTTCATCTCCGATGCAAAACCTATCGAATACAAGGTTATCTCCTCATCCAAGACAAAGATGATTATGCAACTTGGAGAGGATAACGACGTAGACCTGTTCAAGAAATAACAGCTTATGGAAATATTCATATTTCTAATCCCATTCGTGGTTGCTGCTTTCCTGTTGATTTTCTTCAGGAAGCAGACCACCTGGTGGGAATACGCCGTACTCATTGTTCCTTCCATACTCCTAGGTATCCTCATGGAGTTCGTGTTCAAGCAGTCCAATGCTGCTGACACGGAGTATCTCGGAAGTTACGTGACAAGAATCCGTCATTACGATGCCTGGAATGAGTACATACACCGAACGTGTACAAGGACCGTTGGAAGCGGAAAGCATCAACGTACGGAAACGTATGATTGCTCGTATGTTGACAATCACCCTGAACGTTGGACTTATTTTGATGCTAGGAACAAGGAGGAATACTTTATGACCGACAACGAGTTTAATGTAGTCAGAAAGATTCTTGGAACCCCTAGCGTGTTCATTGATATGCACAGGGATTACTACACTAAGGATGGTGATGCTCAGGAATGGGCGTGGGATGGTTCCATCGAAAACTCATACGCATTATCCTCGGAGCATGATTACAAGAATAAAGTGAAAGCCTCACGTTCTATTTTCAAGTTTGAGGATATAGATTATCAGCAGGCGCGAAAGCTTGGACTGTTCGAGTATCCGGATATCGTTCTTTATGACCAGAATCCTGTTCTCGGACTGAAGATCCCGAAAAATCAGGAGAAGGCGATGAGATGGCTGAACGGATACTATGGCGAGCGGAAGCAGTTTAGGGTATTCGTCCTGTTCTTTACGAACAAGCCGGAAGAAATCGTTGAAAAGCAGCGCTCATACTGGCAGGGCGGCAACAAGAATGAACTTGTCGTGTGCGTCGGTATTGATAAAAACAAGAATGTAAAGTGGTGCAACGCATTTTCATGGTGTGATAGCCCGGTCGTAGGCGTTAAGAGTAGAGACTGGTTTATGAGCAATCCCGTAAATCTCGAAAAGTACGCCGAGTACATCGGTCCGATAGTAGAAAATGAATGGCATAGAAAGAACTTCGAGGATTTTGATTACCTTACCATCGAGCTTACCGACGGGCAGTACTGGGCCATCATTATTCTCTTGCTGATATTCAATATTGTAATGAGCTCCTGGATTGTAACCAATAATTATAAAAACGATTTGTAGCGTATGAAAGAAAGATTAAAAATGATTTTTGACCGCATCGACATCTTTGTCGTGTGCATTCTCATCGGGCTATGCTTCTGTATTGTGGAAGCCTTTCTTGGAATCTGGGACATGTTTGCTGATTGCTTTTTCATAACTCTCCTTGCTGCCGAATGCTGCTACATCCTCCGCTGCAACGAGAAGCTGAAGAAGGAGCTGATAGAGAAAAAGGAAAAGCTGAAGGAGGCAAAAGGTAAGGTAAAGGAGTTGCAGAATGAGGTGATTGCTGAGCAAGAAAAATACAATCATTGGATTGGTGTGAATGGAAAATACTTCAAAATAGTCCAATTACGTAGGGATTTATGGAAGGAAAGATATTGCCTGGAGGAGGCAAAGGTTCTCTTATGCAAGAAAAAGCTGACTACAGGAGGTTTTCTAGAACAAATAAAGACTCACGAGGAAGCGATTGCTGATATAGAAAACAAAATCCGCCAAGCAAACATCGAATACAAGAAATTCCGCAATCAGCATTAATTCTATTGTAGGATTGAAATATTTGTCATAAAACAACTTTCCCCACGTCATTTGCCGATGGCGTGGGGATTTTCTTTGTTAACCGTTCAGATAGTCGATGACTTTTCGGTTCGCCTCGTCTATCTTCTTATTGTCGAACTGAATATAAAGGTCAGTGGTTGAGGAATCCCATTCGCTATAACCTAGAGCCTTACCGATAACTTCCTTCGGGATATCAATACTCGCCGCTATGGTGGCCCAGCTTCTCCTGGCAGTATACCATACTATATCCTTATGAAGCGGCTTGATTTCCTTCTTGATTAAGGCGCCTCGCTTGTTTTTCTTCATTTCTGTTGGTCCGATTCTCTTCAGGTAATCACCAAGCGTTCTTCGGAAGCTTGATTCCTTCGCTCCGTCATCCAGGATGCACAGAAGATGTTTCTTTCCTTTATACTTCCTGATGATCTCCATCGCTTCCGGCTCAACCTTGATGTCGTAGAGCCTGCCGGTCTTGTTGCGCTTGTATTTAATGCGCCCTTTCTTGATGCAGTCGGCAGGAAGTTCGAGCAGGTCGGACAGGTTGATGCCTACAAGGTAGAAGCCGAGCATGAACAAGTCACGGTACTTCTCCATGAAAGGTTCAACCGGAAAGTCGCGATACTCCCTCATCTCCTCGGCGCTCAGATACAGGTACTGCTGACGCTCCGTCTTGATGGAGAACTTACGAAAAGGGTATTTGGTCGTAATCTCGTTATCTATGGCCCAGTTGAACACCGTACGTATGTTTCTGAGGTCGATGGCTATTCCACCACTCATACGACCCTTCAGAAGCTCGTGTGCCTGGAATCGTTCAAGCCAGTCCCTGTCGATGTTGTCGAAGTCGGCATGTTCATCGAAGGATTCAATCCTCTTCCTCGTTCTTAGAAATATCTCCTTGGTACTATCCTTAGCCTTGGTCTTAATGAACTCATCGATGTAGTAGAGGATATTCTTCTCTACCGATGCAGCCCTTCCGTTGATGATGGCTTTGATTTCGTCCTTCATCCTTGCTGCCGGAAGATCACAATTCATATAAACATATTCTTCCACGGACGCAAATAGCCTTGCTAGCATGGCCGTCTTGGCTCTTGCGTTCGGAACACTCTCCGGGAATACCATCCCGCTGAACTTGACGGTACTCGTGATGCCGGTATAGACCTGGAATCTCTTACCGTTGTAACTTATGATGAAGAAAACCTTCAGTGACTTTCCTTCAACGTATGTCTTGATGCTATTCATACTTACTCACAGATTTTACTCACAATTTTACTCACAACTCAATTTTACTCACATATTACTCACAAAA